CTAAAGGCGTATATACAGAATCAAGACAAGCCAACATAGCTTCGCTATGTACGCTATCCATCTCCCACCAAACTAACTCGCTTAGGCTCCTTAGTTATGGTCGGAGAATTTCGCTAATTCCGTTAAATAGTAATTATCGGGCTTAATCGCCCTGATGGAGTAAACCGTGGCTTGTATTACCAGCTTTCCCCCGAGAACTAACAAAGAGTGCCGCCAGATCTTAACTGAGGTCGATACCATTAACCCAGTGATAGCGCTGATGCTTGAGTTTATGGCCCTAACAGGTCTGAGGTATAGCGATGTATCGCGGCTTAAGTTTACCGATGTGATGATCAATGGCGTGTTTAGAGACTCGCTAGTCGTGATCCAGATAAAGCCTTTTAATAAGCGTATTGCTGCTGGCGTTAAGGCGAGCATTGCCAAAGAGAGATCTAAGGTTACGCTTTACTTAAACCCTCAATGTAAAGACTTGTTGGCTGATGCGTTAGGGCTGTCTAATCGCAATCTAGGCTTGATATTTGAATCATCAAAAAAAGCAGGTTCACCCTATACGGCACAGTACGTTAACAGAACCCTGAAGGTGGTAGCTGGCAAGCTAAAGCTGACCTTTGCATTGTCTACGCATAGCTTTAGAAAGGCGTTCGCTTTGATGCTTATTAATCAGAACGCCAAGATCCATCAAGTGCGAGACGCCCTAGGCCAATCCTCGCTGGCTTCTACTGATGCCTACCTAAAGACGTTTATTTCTGAAAGCCAAGCCCTAAGTAATAAAATCTCATTTTAGCCAATCCCTTAAGCGCCGTGGCCTGCGGCGCTTTATTGCCTCAATTTTAATCAAACGAAGCACTAGCCCTAAAATTTGACAAGTGGTATAACTGCAATATCCTAACAAGTTCCAGTTATAACACTTGGGCTTTGTTGAGTGTCAGCAATTGGCTGGCCCGCTTGTTGAGAGCACATTGAAAACATTAATTAAGCCATCGTTTAACGGCACTTCATGGGATGTAGATAATCATTTCTTAATCGCTAACAATATAAAGGACTCTGCCGAAGTCATTGAAATTGTGAAGCAGATACAAGAAAAGGCCGCCTCTGCTGATAGAGCAAGGCAGCAAGGCCTCTATTCAACCGAAGTCATGGTCAGGCACCCAAGGCACAGGCTAAAGATGCTTCATGAATACACAGCCCAAGGCCTCATGTCCGTTGATAAAGCGTGGAAGATTGCCAGAGATACATGGCTTAATCTCGACGAGGTTTACCCGCACATTGAAGGCTGGGAGTTGTTTTTCTCTGAGTTCGGCAGTGGTAGCGATGTGTTTATGACGGCCCACGAAAAGGCGCACTTAGACCAGCTACCAGACGAAATAAAGATTTACAGAGGTTATGACAGAAAGCTTAAGCGAATGGGCCTTAGTTGGACGATGAGCAAGTTTATTGCTAGCCAATATGCTGACAGGTTTAAATCCACAATCTTGGCTCAGGGCGTCGTTAAGAAGTCCGAGGTGATAGCCTACGTTTCTACTCGGGGGCATCATGAAATCATTCTTAAGTCACGGGCGTCCGTCCTAAATCAAAGAGCCGTAAGCTCAGTGAACGGTGAAGATGCAATGCGTTGGGTGATTAAGTACAAAGGGAAGCGATTACTATGATAGAGACGCCATTGTCTTATGACTGCAAGCGCCTATGCAAAGCCATTGAAGAAAGCCCCGAGCTTTTCCCAAGCGGCCCCTTTGGTGTCAGTAGGGTTCAACGGGCGCTAAAAATCGGTTATGACCGAGCGATGACGGCCATGGATGAGGCTGTTGGCCTCGGTATTCTTAAGCGCGGGAAAAAGCCGTGGCAGTGTGAGGTGGCTAATGGACGAACTCATTAAGATTGTTCACAGCGAAGATGGGGCCGTTATTTGCTTTCACAGCCCCCATAACACCAAGTATGAGTTTGAAAGCCTAGGGGCGGCATTGGCGGCCCTTCCTACTCTGCCTGAAGCTGGTGGAACGGCCAAGACAAGGCGGCTGTCATAATGGGTAATAGCGCTAGAAAACGGCACGGTGCCGAAGTTCACAATGCTAAGTGTGCCACTGGCAGCTCGAAGCCTTTGCCCCCGCCTGTGTTTGTTAACGTCGGTACGATTGGGCATGTTGACCACGGAAGGTCAACTTTTGCAACGGTTGCAGGCAAGGCATTAATTACATATTCGCCTCGATGGCGCAGATAGGCCCGCGCTGGCCGCTTTCTTTATTCCCCTCCCTGTAAAGCCCTTACCTCGCCCTAAATCACCCACCTCATTAATCAGTTGCGCTATGGGCGCACCCATAGTGATATCGCTTCATTCGTTACTGGGGTCTTTATCCCATTTATTAGGGGTTTTGCGCCCATCCCCTCGAAATTAACCTTAAGAGAATTTCTATACGTGATCTGAAATTTAAAAGCCTTTGAGATAAGAATATAATGTCTGCCGCGGTGGTTAACTTGGCGCGCGCGTTAGCTAAGGCGTTACCAATAAAGACGTTTGTAGAATTTCTTTCCCGTTTTTTGAATAAAATTAAAATAAAATATTGACGGTGCGATATAGGTGCGATATATTTAAACCGTTCTCAGGGAACAACTAAGAAGCCCACTGTATTAGTAGGGCGAAAGTTAAGGAAAAAATATCATGGCTAATTTTACAATCAACTCCCGTATATTTGGTTTAACTGAATTTTTTATGCCTGACAATGGCGGTTATGTGCGCATCGAATCGACAGGTAAGTCGGGCACCCTAGCCTCTCAAATTTGCGAGCGTGGCGGCTTTTCTGGCGGCACAATATCTGCAACCCCGTCAAATTTTAAAAAATTCTGCAAGCGTTGGCACAAACAGCGCCTACAAAATCGTATTGACGCCGAATAATTAACGCTTAATGGCAGCACTAGCTGCCTTTTATTTATCTAAAATTAATTTTAAAAGGAATTATCATGGCTATCAAAAAATCAGTGCGCTTAGTCGATGACACTATCCGCACTTGCAATAATCTAACCCAAAGCGGTGACGTAAATTGGTCAGGTTCGCTTAATGCAATGTCTGAACAGTTCAATATACTCATTGAAGAAAATACGCCTTTCTTTCAACCAGAGCAGTGGACTGTTTTTTATTGCTTGTACAACGGCTACGTATCTCACCCCGACATAAAAGAAGAAGCAAAAAACCTACCGTGGCATGTCAGCGAGGGCTATCAGTATGATGAACAAGTAAGGCATTTTCTAGGTGATGAAGCTCAATCGGCGGCGTTCGTTGAGGTGCTTAAGCTTATGCCTCTTTCTCAGAGGTTGGCTGTCATCTATAAGGCACGCGCTTATTGGAGAAACGGTCCAGCGGTTTAGATGGGCAACCATTCTTTTTGATTTTCATCATCATAACTTATGAGATTGGTTGAAAAACACTCTTAAGGTTAATTTCGAGGGGATGGGCGCAAAACCCCTATGCGTTAAGCCCCCCCCTCTTGCATGGCCTGCTTTTGATTGGGGGCTTAATCGCTACATCCTAACAAAGTGTTTAAACCAAAGATAGCCATTGCTTAATATCCCCGTTATTTGATTGAGCAAAACAGGCAAGCCTACTATCCAGTTTTTCAATTGGAGGGTTTATGTCTGAAAATCGCGTTATTGCTGTATCAATGGCAACAAAGACGGCTCCCTTGATGGCTTTGGCCTCATCCACCAGCAACGCCTTTCACGTTCATTCAGTTGAAGCGCTGCCCACATCAGCGACAGCTCTTGCCGCTAAGATGGCCGAGCTTGAGCAAAAGGCCAAAGAGCTAGGGGCCGAGTTCGTTGTCGAAGATCCGACGGGGTTGTTTTCTTCCTTTGGTCGCCCTCTTAAATTGAATGACAAGGACAATATGGCTCGGCCTGTGCTGGTGGCTGCCATGGAGAAATACACTTCATTAAAAACCCTTCAAGCGATCACTTACCCGCCACAAAATCAAAGTGCCTTAAACATCCCTAAAACGCTCTACAACCTTAAGCACTCAGATAATGGCTCAGTAGGTTACGAGATTGATTGGGACAGCCTGAGGGATGAGCAAAGGGTGTTCCTTCTCGCTATTCACACGGCAATGTGCCAAGGCGTTTATCAAGCGGACTTTCTCGCTAAAATGTTTTGCTTTGTTGAGCGCTCACATGACCAAGTAAGCAGCCCCGCAAGCGAGGTCTCGCCTTCTATTGGTGTCACTGGCGGCAATGGCGGTAGGAGTTATGTTCTATGACGCTATCACGCCTATCTGACGAGCAAATAGCTGACGTTATTATCAGGGCATATCTTTACAAAGATATCTTGAGCGCCTTGCGTGATAACACAATAGAAAGCACCCCTTATGAGATTAAGCAAGATGAGCGCTTCAGGCCTGATCTTGTGTCCCAGCGTGTGTATGGCTCAACGGCTGCTAGGTGGCTAGTCAAGCTGCTATGCAATATCGAAGATGAAGAGCAGCCGCTCCCTGTTGGTTCCGTTATTCGCTTTCCTCCCGTGGGTTATGTGCGTGAACGTATTCGCCACTTTGAAAATGGTGGTGACTTGTAATGCCAGTTAAGAAGGCAAGCAAGAATGAGCAAGGGCTTTATGACACTAAAGCCCTGAGCGAAGCCCAGTTTATTGCGACGTTTAACCGCATTAAGGTTGAGCAGAATGAAAAGCGCAGATCTGCTAAGAAGACGCTTAAGCCCCGTGGGTTAACACGCCGCACAACTCAAGATCTCGCAAGGCTTGGGCAAAAGGCCGACGGCACCCCTTTTACCGCTAATGACTTGAAACGCTTTGAGTCAATGAGCAAGAAGTTTTCTAAGCGCCGTGGGACAACGCAAGGCATTACATACCTTGAAGTTGTGGCCCGTGGTCGCTCTATTGACGTTAAACGCGCAAACAATAACGTCTCTGATGGCTCAGGCATATCAAGAGCCTCGCTAATAGCCCTCAGGGGCGGCAACGTGGCCCACATAAGGGTAAAGGCTTCAAGCAAGTCTAAACACCAAGAGCACATGGTAAGAGTTCGCTTTGAAGAGTGGGACGGTGCCATGAGAAATGCAGGGGGTCATGGTAAAGATAATGACGCTGGTTTTCTTGCTGCTGCTAAACACGCTTGCCGTGGCCGTGTGTCATTTGATTGTGACTGTGGCCGCTATCAGTTCTGGTATCGCTACCTTGCGACGCTGGGAAATTACCAGCTATCCCCGCCTAAAGAATTTGCCTACACAAAGATCAGAAACCCCAACTTAGTGGGTGTTGCGTGTAAGCACATAACCAAAGCCCTAACCATGCTCCAAAGCCCTACTTGGCAAAAGCCGCTATCTGTTCAGATGGAAAGGCAGGCCACTAGAAACGGTTTTGGCGATGATCACAGGGGCAATACTTACTTTGATAAAGACGAGCAAAAGGCGGCCAACAAAAACCGCAAGCTAACGGTTAATCAAGACAAGGCCCGTGATGAATATCGTAAGTACATAACCCGCATGGGTGCCTTGCAGAAAAAGCTTAGGGAAAACCCCGAGGCCAATAAGGCAATGCGTGATCAGCTTAAAAAGGTCAAGTCAGAACGGGCCAAGTTGAGCAAAGAAAACCAAGTGTTAAAGGTCAGGAATGAGCAGCTTGAGCGCCAAGCTAGAGACGCCATGAAAGTGCGCCTTTCGTCGTTCGTAGACGGGGCCAAAATGGCGGGCCTTGGTGAAGATAAAGCGATTAAGGCGTTTGCTGAAATGAACAAGTTAAGCCCTGCGGCAATAAAAAAGTTAAGAGGTAATTAATGGATCCTGTTCCCGTTCTTCCACTAAGGGCTAAAGGTGCAGGCCATGACGCTTACACGGATAAGGTGCGCCGTGATTGGCTGCTAGTGATTAAGAGTCACCCTGATCGCTTTGATGCAATGTTGCATAGGCCTGTTATCGCAGTGCCTAGCCCTGATGATATTAATCAAGCCAAGTTTGAGCGCTTAAACGAGCGCGTAGACGACTTAAGTTATGCGGATCCTGTCTTGGTGTCGGTTGTCGAATCTAGCGGCGATGATGAGGGTTTTACGTCGTCTTACAGTGGCGATGAGTCCCTAGGCTTTGGCGAGACAGCGACAATGCTTATTCGCATATCAGAGTTTGAAGTGCCTGAAGGCTCAATTATAGAGTTTTTAGTGTCACTTGCTGGTGGTGAGTTGCAGCGTCAGTTTTGGTACGTCCATCGTTCCGTGGCAATTGGTAGTCCAGCCATAGGGGTTATTCACTACTGCATACCGTGCGGCGATGTAGAGCAATCTACCTTGCCAGATCTTACCGTGCAGCCCGTTCCTGTTGAGCCACCTATTTCAGAAGTGGCTCCCGTCGTTCCTATTGCGGTAGAGCTTGATCCTGTTGTCTCACCGCCAGAAAGCGAACTTACTAAACCTTTATTTACGCCGAGATAGATTATGACAAGCAAAATATTAACCAAGTTTGAGCAAGTCGTCATGGTTGAAACTGGTGATAGATACGTCTCAGATCTAGGTGATCTGGATGTGGGGATTGGCAATCATTTAATGGGCGTGATCAATGCCCTAAAAGAGTTTAACGGTAAGAAGTACCCCAACTTCCATTCGTTTGCTCAAAGAAAGGCAAGCGAGAAGCTATTTCATTCCACAGAGGCAGATCCTAAGCGGTTTATACGGCAGGTTAGGCAGCGTTTTTTTGGTAAAGATGGGGAGAAAAATCAGGCCAATAGAAATGCTTTGCCACTTATCTATTTTCATCGTGCGGGAGGCATGGATCAATCAGTCTCGGGTGAAGAGTCATTAATAAAAGATATGTTCGAGCTGAAAGATGAGGCGGGGAAAACGATTGCGATAGTAGATCAACTGCCAACAACGGCCACCTACATGCTTTACGTCCTTTCTTGGGATCAGCCAACAATGGATAAGCTGGTGGCTGGGATTGCTGCTGGCTTAGCGATCAACCCCCGCAAGCTAACGTATTTAACTGGGGTATTAAATGCGACAGATCAGCCTGAGGCTTCCATATCCCCCGTTCATTCGTCGTCATGGATAGATATGAGTCCCGCTAACATTGACGACAGGCTGCTGGTGTATCAATTAACGATTGAGGTTAAGGCGTCTTACTATCAAGCCCGATGTGTTACTGAGCATACAATCCGCTTTGAGGTTGTAGAGCCAGAAGTTTTATATGGAGCCTCAAATGTCCTCTGATCTATTTCTTCAAAAGCTAATTATTGACGGTGAAGACGTCGGGACGCATTCAGTGCTAAGGGTTACTTACATCGAGCGCCTAAATCTTACTTGCCCCAAGCTGATGCTAAAAATTGTCGATAGGAACAAGCTATTTCAAGATAACGCAAAGCTGCATGATGGGGCCAAGCTTGAGCTAGTTATGGGTGATGCTTCAGGCCGTGGTGAAGAGCTTTTCAAAGATACGTTCATCGTGGGTGCGAATTGGGAAGAGGCGGGTGATGTTGTAATGGTTGAAGCTCTTCAAGCTGATATTCATCGGATCAAGCAGCCCGTCTCAATACCCCATTTTTTCGTCAACAAGACCGTTAAGCAGATCCTAACTACGGTGTTTCCAGATCATGAAGTGGTGATGGACTCATACGAGTTAAAGCACACTTATCACGTTCTTACTGGGGCCACTGTGTCCCTCATGCTTGAGCGCTTAAAATGGGATGCTGGGGCCGAGATTTATCTTGCTAGGGGTAAAGTGTACTTCACACTGCTTAAGTCCTTCTCAGGCCGCAAAGAGGCATTTCAGTTTGATTATGCCCGCAACTCTTCCAGCAACCCCACTATCCAGAGTTATAAAAGAGATAGTCCAAAGGGAGCGATTATAAGGCAAGACCTGCGGGATTATATGAGCTGGGATAGGGTGACTGGCTTTTCTTCTCTGGCTGGTGGCAGACCTCGGGAGTTCTTGGCCTGTGCTCATGAGTCTCATTTGAGAAATCACAATATCAGTATGGTTCCAGTGATGGAATGCACTATGTCAGGCGATGGCCGCTTTACCCCCGCCATGGTAATTAAGTTTGAATTAAACAGGGCTACCCCTGATTCGGTTCTCGATGAATCGGTGCCGTCTAAGCAGGTGATGATAGGCGTTAGGCACTTTCAGGAAGGGATGAAATATATCAGTGTTTGTGAGTTTGGCGAGGTGATAGATGCAAACTAAAGTTATTGGCAGCTCGTTACTATTTGGGGCTTATCGCTGCATAGTTGAAGACGTTGAACATCCTGAAAAGCTACTGCTGGCTAAGGTGAGGGTGGTCGGAGAGTGGGAAGGGGTTAACGTGGTTGATCTGCCTTGGGCCGAGTACATGCTCCCTGTAGGCGCTCGCCCTAATGATGGCGATTTTAGGCCAGCAAGGAAAGGGGATCTCGTTTGGTGTGAGTTCGACAGGGGCGACAGTCGTTACCCAATTATTAAAGGATCCTGTTTCTTCGCTCCCAAAGGGGTGCCTAATGCGCCTCATGAGTCCTTTTCGGGTAGCGAGTCCTTTGAGCACAAGCGCACAGCCTCACAGCCAAAGCCTGAGGCGGCTAGATACCATAGGGATAGGGTATCGACACAGTTTAACTTTTTAATAGAAAGAACCGAGGCGGGGGCGCTCAGGGCGACGCATAAAGGGACTGGTACAGCGATTGAAATCACCAAAGACGGCCAGCTAGTGCTACACGCCGAGAATGATTCTTTCGAGTCCACCAGCCACAACAAGCTTTTAGAGGCTGAGCTGAAGATATCAGTGATAGGTAAAAAGCAAATTCACATTGACTCAAAAGAGGCGAACGTGAAGATAACGGCAGCCACAGAATGCACGGTAAACGCGCCAAAGGTAGCCCTTAATAATGGTAGTCCAATAGTCACAACTGCCCATATATGCCACTTCACGGGATCCCCCCATGGCGATGGCTCAAGCACTTGCACGGCGGGTAAGTAATGCCAATCAGTGCCAGCTCATTAGAAGGGCTAATCCGTGGCAACTTAAGCGGGGCGGGTTTTGTATTGGGCGGGGATCACGCCAAGGTAGGGATTGCAGCTAAGGCAGTGGCCGTTGGTGTGGTCGGTGAGGTTCTGGCAACGGGCAAGGTGATAGTGCCGCCTCATGCTGGTGGTACTTACTCGGTTACGGGGCTGTCTGGGTCTGGGATGAGTGCAAAGATCCGCGCTTCACTCGCGGGTCAAGGTATCGTCTTTGGCGCTCACGCTCAGGCCCATGTGCTGCATAACGCCATAGCTAATGCTGTTACTGCCCAAGTGCTAGCTAAGTGCTCGGTATCAATCCCCTATGACGGCTCAGGCATGTTTCAAATAGTGGGCCTTTCTCAAGGTGCCTTAGAGAGCTTGCTCATATCCGAGCTTCAGGGTGCAGGGTTTAATACCAGTGCTGGGGATAGTGACAGGTTCGCTAATGCAGTAGCTAAAGCGGTAACGACTGAGATCAATAATAGCGCCGTCGTCTCTGGTGACTTCTCGGGTGGGGGTACATTCAGCGTAAGTTAATAATTAATTAATCACTAAGCCTCGCTTTTTAGCGGGGCTTTTTTATGCCTGAAACAAATAACGAAACACATAGTAAATGACATAACGAAACAAATAACGAAACACATAGCAAATTACATAACGAAACACATAACAAAAGGCCTCGCTAATGCGGGGTTTTTTTTGCCTTCCGCCCTCCCATAAACACCCCCTAACAATGCTGAGCCAAGCCGCTAAGTTAGGGCGTTCAATCGCCATAACCTAATGTTTTAAAAGCTTTTCTGTTAAATCCCCGTTTTTTTGATTTGACGCAATACCGCCGCATAGACTCGCGCTCGTTGGGGGAATTACCCCTAAGTACGTTGGGGGTCTGCCACCAATGCGTGAGCACTCGAATGTATTCCTAACTTTTTACAGAGAATCAAAGGAAACAAAATGGATAACAGCAAAAACTTTTTTAAACGCAAGAATGCAATCTCTAATGTTGCTGGCATGGTTAATGCGGCATTGGTTAACTCGCAATTCGATGGTAGCTCAGTAATTCAGAATACAGATGCTCGCGTTGAAGCCGTTACAAATGCGGCCATGGCTAGCCCGTTATTTGAAGGCCTAGCAGGCGAGAAATCGGCTATCGCGACTATTGCAACGTCTTGGTCTTCAGCTATCAAGGACTATTGCGACACACACGGCGTAATGCCTAGACAAGACCTATTAGCGTCTTGTGGTGAGTCGCTTATGGCGCTAACCAATGGCAACGATGAGTCTAGCCGTTTCATGTTTGAAAGCTTGGGCGGTAAAGCAAACTTTTCATCTTCTGCGGGTATTGATATTCGCGCTAAAACGGCAGCCTTAATTCTGCCTGTTTCTTTATCTGCGGTAACAAACGATGCGGCTACTTTCGTTCAAGGTGGCCGTGATGAAGCTGAATGCTTTGAAATTCATCGCGTCAGTAACTCATCATTTGGTGATGTTGAAAAGGGCCAGCAATTAGACGAGTTCTTCTACCAGCAATTTAGCGGTATGAAGCAGGCTTATCTTTTAAGTGGCGGCCCAGATGGCACTAAAGAGCGTTACGTCGTTTATATCTATAACGAAGCGGCCCCTGCTGCTGATCTATCCGCTATTGTTACCGTTCTAACTAACCACAATCCAAAGCAATGCGCTTACGTGCCTAAGTCTGTGGCGCTTATGTTCAATGGTCGCGCCGTTGCTTCATCTTTAGATAATGGCACTCTATTCGGTCAGTTCGATCATGCAGGCACTACATACTCAGTTATGCCAGATGTTGCGGCAGACGTAACAAAGGGCCGTGTGGCATTTAAGATCTCGCCCGCATTGCCTGCTAACGCTGGTTCATTAACGCTTCAATATGACGTCGATATTGAATCAGGCGCGGCCAACGGTGCGTTCCCTGAAATTAACCACACAATGAGTTCGTTCAAGTTGCGTCCTCACCAGTCGGTATTAGCGGCACAGCACACTATCCAGTCTTACTGGGCAATGAACCGCGAATATGGCATTGACGTTCGTTCGCTACAGACCGCGACACAACGCAATATCATGGCTTACGAAAAAGACATTCGTAACCTACGCGATATGGTCTTGGCATCAAGTGCAAACCCTACGACAGCTATTCAGCTAACTGTGACTGCTGGCGCGTACTTCAAAGAGAAGTACGAAGAGCTGCATGAGCACTTGTTATTGCTGTCAAACGTGATGATGACGGAAACAAAAGTGTCGGGCCTTGTTGGTATGTATGCAGGCATTGGCGCTTCAACCATCTTTAAAGCGTTGGGTGCGCCTTTCTTTGTTCCCGCGCCTAACTATCGCCAAGTGCCGCGTATTCACTTTGTCGGTACGTTATTTGGCAAGTGGAAAATCTTTGAATGCCCTCGCCCTATTACACACGGCGGTCAAACGCTTGGTGAAATGGATGCTGTGGGCTACGCCCGTGGTGATGACTTCTCACAAGCTGGCTTAATCGCTGGTGATGCAGTGTCGCCAACACTTTACAAGCACGGCATGGATTCCCGCTTATTCAACCGCGATACATTGTGGGAGTCGTCTTTCGGTGACATTTCACCTCGCGGTGGCGAGAAGTTCTTCCACAAGATCACAATCACTAAGTAATCACCAAGGCTAGGCCCAATCGGGCCTAGCCTAACTTGGAGTTTTACCAAATGAAAAAAATAAAAGTGCATATCGTCAACTCATCGACCACTGAAGCGTTTGGCGCGTCAGGGCTGGTAATTGAACGAAACCATGATGAAAAGCGTGATATGACAATGGAAGAGGCCAACAAGCTTGTAGCTTCATTGTCAGGCATAGCGGCTGTATCAGTCTCATTCATATCAGAAGGTGAAGATAGCCCGTTAAGCGGCTTGGACGTCGCGGTTGCGGCGGCGAATGAAGCCCTTCAAGCGGAATTGGCTTCTTTGAAATCGGAGCTAGGTGATCAGGTTGCCGCTTTGCAGGCCACGGTTGAAGCTCGGGATCTAACCATCGTTGAGCTAGAAGCTGTGATCAATAAGGCTGCAACTTTAGAGCCTGTTACCGCTGCTGAAGCTGAAACGGTAAAGACAGCCGAGACTAAGAAAAAGGCGGCTAAATAATGAATATCCCACTTGGTTTAGGAAAGGCGGCGGGGGTCGGCGCGGCTCCTGTAAATGCTAGTGCAACCGTTGCGGCTGGTGGATCAGGCGGTCTGTCGGTATTTGCTGGCGTAGTTATCTCAGACAAGGGCAAGCCCTTTGAGTTAATGCGTTTAACTAAGCAAAATTGGCAAGGCCTTTTAGGTCGTCCATTGCGCCCAAGCTTAGGCGCTCATGCTGGCTCGTTGCGATGCCTAGATGAAGCGTTAAGCGGCGGCGATGGCTACGTGGTACGTGTGGTGCCAAAAACGGCTAAATACCCTGTGCTATCAATTCTGGCGGTTGATGTTGGGACTGGTAAAAACACCACGACGTCCACAGCTCTTGCTTTCGGCGCTGTCGTCACCTTCTCGGCTGGCGATCAAATGGCGTTCTATATCGTTGATGGCTCTACTTCAGCGCGTTCCCTATCTCTGCTGTCTATCGTTGGCGAAAACGGTTATTTCACGCTTTCAGCCTTTGGTACTGATGCGCTAGGGTCTGAGTACCTAGAGAAAAGCTGGCGCGTATCGTTAGATAGATTGGCCGTTGATGATAACGGTGACTCGCTATTCATTGCTGATGTTTTGGCGCGTTCAGGGGGCTTTTTACGCTGCGACGTATCAAGCGAGTTTTCATCTTCCACCAGCATTGCGTCCATTGATAAGACGCCCTTTATAGGCGCAACAAGCGGCTTAGCTAGCGACATAGATCAAGAAGACTGGGCCAAGTCTTGCGCTGTGATTAGCAACGCCATGGTGGGTTACACCGCCGTTGTGGGCTTAGGCATTACTGATGCGGCGGTCATAGAAAAGCTGGTTTCTATCGCTAACGCTCGTCGCATTGATGCTTTCATGGATGTGGCAGGCACAAGCTATGCGTCGGCGGTTGCGGCAGTTAAAGCCATGGCGTTTAACCACGAAAACCTGTGTTTGTACTTCTTTCCGTACAAGTCAAAAGATCCACACTTTGGCGGTCATGCTCACTGGGGGATCTCAGGCATAGCATTCACGGCTAAAGCGGCGGGCGTTGCCAAAGTAGAAGGCGCTATCGGCGGCTGGCATTACTCGCCTGCTGGCGTTGACCGCGCAATCATCCCGCGCAAAGAACCTATCCCGTTTGACAACTTAGACGCCCCTGATGAAGAGCTGATGTATAAGGCTCGCCTTAACAAGCTTGGCCTGTCTGATGGCGGCCTGTTGATGATCGATGATGCTATCACTACGCGCCAGAAAGAAGATTACCTTCGCTTCCAGCATGTGGGTTCAGTAATGAACGCTATCGTTCGTGACTTCTACGCGCTTGCCAAGGCTATGCAGCATGAGCCTGATGGCGTAGCGGGTGACGGCTTGCGTAAACGTATGAAGAACATTCTTGATGGCTACGTCGCCTCTGAAGCCTTGGTGAAGCCAAGAGATCCAGAAGATGGCACAGAGCCATACGTACTCACTGTTGAGCAAACCGAGTTCGATCTCTGGACTGTGAAATGGTCTGTGTGCGTGACAGGTACAAGTCGTCGAATCATGGGCATTCCAGCTCTATTCCGTTAACAATCCCGTGGTGGCCATGGCCCCCGCTTTAAATCATTGGGTAATTTTATGTCATTTGAAAGTGTACACCTTGCTAGCGCTCTAGGTTTAGCGATGTTCGAGGCTGTTGACAAGCTATCTGTCGTGCCTGAAGAAAAAAATGAAGAAGACAAGCCAAAAGTGCAAACCGAAGAGGCGATGTATGAAGCGATTGAGACTAACTCAATTGTAAATACTCGCACACTAGGTATGGCTGCTGTGCTGGCTTGGGCTGGTTATGGTGAGCCTACGGCTGAAGACTTTGATATCACAGCTCAGGCGATGGCTGACGTTGATGAAGATGGTGAAGTGTCAGATGAAGAAGAGGGAAGCTACAACGAGATCCTTTTCGCGATGGTTCAGTCTCTACAGTATCTAGGTGTTTCTGCTGATGATGCCGCCAAGATCGTGGATGGTGACGATAAAGCCGCCTCGGTTGCCTACGTTCAGGTGTCTGAGAAAATAGAAAACTCGGATATTTCTGACGATGAAATCATTGCTGAGTTTTCAGTTCAGGAACAAGGCATGACCGAAGCGAAAGTGAAGGTTATCCGCAATGGCGAAACTAAGTGGGTGAAAAAGCCACTTAAAAAGCGTCGTATGAGTGCAGCCCAACGTGCAGCGCTTAAGAAAGCCCGCATGAAGTCCAATACTGCTGGCGCTAGAGCTAAGCGCAAGAAATCAATGCGTAAGCGTAAATCGGCAGGCATGTAAGGGGAGTAGCCAATGGGGGTAACTGTCGGAATGACGCGCCAAGATGGCATAAGTGACTTTTTAAAAGTGGCGATTGAGCAAGGCGATGTGACGGTCATTGGCTATATCGGTGATGGAGCCGCAAAGCAGCTATCTAACTTCTGGCAGAACCCTTTTGAGGGCGACACAGTAGGGCAAGCTGGTGGCGGTGGCTCAAAGGTTGCCGACTTAATGCAGGTCGGCAGCGACGTAACAAGCAAAACCGTTATGAATACAGCCATCGTGTGGGAAGGGATAGGGCCGCATGAGTTAACGCTCCCTGTGTACTTTAAGGCCTACAGCAACGCCAAGAGCGAAGTTAACGACGCCATTATGTACCTAGAGAAGTTCGCTTCGCCTGAGTTGTCAGAAGGCATGGTGGGTGCTGGCGTGATCCCGCAATCATGCAAGGTCAATGTTGGGCGGCGCTTATTACTGCCTAATTGCCAGATAAAGGACGTTTCAAGTGAGCTGGATGCCCCAAGGGACAAGCAAGGCTACATGACCAGAAACACGGTACAGCTCAGTATCACCATGGACAAAATGACAAACCGTTCTCAAATTCAAAATCTTTACACCTAAGAAGAGGTATTTATGTCAGGACACAGTAACGCAAAAGGTAATGCAGGCTTTCTTAAAAAGCACTACACACAAAATAAGAGTATGGGCGAAAAGGCCATGGGCTTTGAGTTCAAGCTTTCGGTAGCAGGCTTTCCTAATTGGAGCGTGTTGTGCCGAACCTCCCAAATGCCCGCAATGGGCCGCTCTGATGTTGAAGACTTTGGCGCTGGTGGCATTAAGTTTGTGCAACACGGTGCACTGGAAAACTCAGGTGAAATTAGCATTTCCTGTGTTGAGACGGTCAAGGGCGACATGATCAAAGACCTCCGTAAAATTATCCGCGAAAAGAAATATGTGGATATCACGATGGAAATGACCAGTGAATCATTGGATGGTGCGATTGGCGCTGGTCAAAAGGTCATAATGCTTGATTGTAAGTTGCGCTGTGATGTTATCGAGTTTTCTACTGAAGACACGGCGGCATTGGTTAAGCCAACAATGACAGCAATTTATAACTTTATCGATCTAGAAGACTAACCGAGTCAGGGGCCGAAATGAAAATTTCACAAATAGTAAACAACGCTAAATCTCGCTTCACTGTGCTGCTCACTGAGGACACAGCGATCCAAGCTTATTTAGTGCAAGCGCTAACGGCTTACCAAGACTTAGCGGGCTGTTTGCGAACAGTAGTAATGGAAGCCCCTTTAGTCGGCCCGTATGAAGCCCCACCGTCTTTTCTCGCTCATGCAATGTGTAAGGACGTTACGGGTAACTTTGTCCCTGTCAGGGTCAGCGAGGATGACGACGGCAGCACAAAAATATACTTCGACTCGGGCGCTATTTACCCTATCGAATATGAGTTTCTTGTTCACTTGGCTTTCTTTGCTGACAACCCCGAGGCCCATATCCCTAACCGCATATCAGGCATGGTCATTGATTATCTAGAGTGCCTAATCGCTATGGATAACGACGACCGCATGGCCCGCATTGAAACGGGCGGCAAGATGGACTCATCCAGAACCCCCACAAGATTAGACCGAATAGCACAGAAAACGGCACTAGAAGAGCAGTTCAGGGCTAACAGGGCCATTATATCCATGGCGAGTATTCACCCGCTTTAAGGGCCAAGTAATGGGAATGACATTTAATGGCAAGCCTCTTAAGGGACTTGCTAATAAGCTAGTCCATACCAAGTTTCAAATGGGCTGGCAGTGGGTTTTAGAGTTCTCGGGGAAGGGGATTAACCCACCTAGCGACTTTGAGATCTACGCCAAGTCCGTGGAGCACGGCGGGGCAACGCTTGAGTATGAAGAGAAGCAGATCGGGGCCAACACAATCAATTCACCGACACATAAAACGGCGGGAACCATAACGCTCATCATTAGAGATAACGAGGACGGGCGCTGTGAGAAGTTCTTTGCTGAGCTAATAAAAAGAGTCGTGAATGATGACGGAACCGTCAACCTCCCCGCAGAGTACCTTTTTAGCCTGCGTATGTACCGCCTAATGGACGATGACAGAAAAGAGCTGTATCGAGACTGGATGGTTTCAATTGCCGAATACGGTAGCTTCACGCGCTCAAATGAAGAGGTAGGCCAGTTTGTTACATACCCTGCCATTTTTAAGAAATACCAAGCCTTAGGGAAAGAATAATGCCAATACCTACTATCAAACTGCCTAGCTCTGGTAAGGCTGTTACGTTCAGAGAAGCAACTATCGAGGACTGTCTGAACTATTGCGACGTTAACGATGCGCTTGACGAGCTAATAACAACGGAATATTTAAACTCTGTCCAAGTGGGTGAAAAGAGTGATTCGGCCCTGTGGACGGCAGAAGACCGCCGCTTGGCGCTCTGGTGGATCTTTGTGACAACAAGCAAAGACACGACAATCGCTTATGAATACCCCTGCGGCCACTGCGGCGAAACTCATTTACAGGCTGTCGATTTAGTTGATCTAGATGACGAAGCCACCAGCTTAAAAATCAAGCCTTATCTTGATGACCGTATTTTATTTGACGATAAGATCAGGCTCGTTAGGTTTCACCCGTATAACGGTTTAGCCATGATGAACATGGAGCAAGCCGCCAATGAGTTAGATGAGCTAGAAGATGGCACCAATGAGCACAAAAGGGCTGCGGCGAGGCTAAAAGTGCTTGAGGTCGCCCATGCCTTTGACTTTACCGACACAGAGCCTAGCGACTTTGACGCAGAGCTTGCGATCAAGTTGGAGGCTATCTCATCCATGAAGCGCACCACAGAGTTTCCTGATTTGGTCGCGGCAGCCATTGCGGCCAGAGAGAAACTTAGGCACGGCCTTAATTGCACCCATGAAAATGGTCGGGTTTCCCTCGTATCCCCTGAACTTCAATGTGAAAACAAGACAGGTGAAAAGGGGGAGGCTCTGCATTCGCGATTGCTTATTCCCTTTCGCGGTGCCGTCTTTATTCCGACGGTTTAGTTATGCGTCTCTTACGCTAATCATTAAAAACCTAACCGTCTATGGCGGCCAGCCTATTGATGCTGTTTATAAGTCCAGTGTGAGCCTGATAGAAATCGTGAATGACGGGCTTATAGAAAAATACAAAAAGAAAGGGGCGCGATAGTGGAAAAGTTAACAGTTGGACAGCTAGAAGCCAAAGAGCTAAGCCTCGGTTCTATATCGACCGCTTCTATAAAAGGCATGGAAGAAATAGAGCTTGCTGGCGTCATTGAGGCTATAGAAAAAGCCTCTAGGCATGGGGTCGAAAGCGTGGCTCAGGGTTTTGACGATCTTAAGTCTGCCATAAAAGCGGAATATTCACGCTCAAATGATGGCGATAACATCCAAAAAAAAGCCATATTAACGCAAGAAAACCCCACGAGCGTTAGTAGCCTAGGCACCGCCACCGCTAAAGAAGCGACTAACCCGCAAGAAATTGCGGAAAAAAAGCGTGAAACATCCACTAAAAAGGATAAAGGTAGCGAGCCTGTAGCTAAGAAAGAAATCCCACAAAATGAGCTTGAGTTAGTAGAAGTTCCAACTAACAAAGTGAAAAGTCCCACAGTTAAGCCCGTAACAGACGCGCCAAAAAAAGCGGTAGAGGCTAAGCAAAGTGCAACAGTTGTCACCAGTGGCATAGCGCCATTAATGACAGATGAAGCCACAAGCAAGTTTAAAAAAGGTCTTGATGGCCGCCTCCGAAATGAAAAGGGAGCGTTTGCATCAAAGGCAGAAGAAAAACAGTTTAATAAAGCCAACGGCAGCAATAGCGACAATAGCCCAAGCGGCGACACTAAAGAGCCAGAAAGGCAAACATCCATTTTAAAGCAGATCCTTTTCTCTACTGGAAAGCTGGCCCTTCTTGGGGCTGGGGGTATGGGCCGTGGTGATGGGGCTATTAATAATACGGCAGGCCTTGCCCTAGGCGGATCTTACTTTATGGCAGCTCAAGAAATTGGGCAGATAATGGGGGAGGTAAAAGAGTCACTTTCTAACTCTGGCATTAACTCGTTCGGTGATGCTGTAAACAAGGCAAAAGAGAGCGCCGCCAAAGCTAAAGACTCGGTTATAGGCTTTGGTGGTAAGGCTGTTAATTTAGTTCGTGCCGTTCAAATGCGCTCAACAGGTGAAGTCAAAGAAAAAGATGAAGCCAGTGAAGACAAAAAGCCAAGCTTGTTATCCCGCATATTCTCTAGGGCCGAGCCTAAGCCTGACGAAGCCAGTGAAGGCAAAAAGCCAAGCCTGCTAGCTCGCATTAAAGACCGTTATCAAGCGTTGTCGGCGCGGCCTGATGAAGCCAGTGAAGGCAAAAAGCCAAGCCTGCTAGCTCGCATTAAAGACCGTTATCAAGCGTTGTCGGCGCGGCCTGATGAAGCCAGTGAAGGCAAAGAGTCGGCAGCCAAGAAAACCCCTCCCGTCAAATCCTCGCCGCCATGGCTTAAAAGTCGTGGCAATCCTCTGTTTAGGTTTTTTGGAAAGCTGAAGCCTGTCCCGACAAAAACCGATGAGGAACTTTTGAAGGTTTACAAGTCAGAGGCTCAAGCGACAGATCAACGCCATCAAGAAACAATAATGGCTCTGGGAGATATAAAAGAAGGGATCAAAGGGATCAGTCTTGATGGCGGTGGCGGTGGCTTGCTGGGGGATATGCTCGATTTTGCAGGTGATAGACGTAAAAAAAAGAAGGCTAAAAAAGGGGCTAGAGCGCGAACTGGTGGGCCATCAAATCTTTCTCGAACTAACGAGCTGCCTTCTAGATCTTCTCGGGTTACTCATGCCGAACGGCGGGGGTCTGCATTTAGATCAGCGGGTCGCCCTATCTCTTCAGTCGCTAATGCTGGTGGTGCCTCGCTGGCTGGTCGGACAATGGGAGGCGCTGCGAGCATTGGCGGTGCTTCAGTAGCAAGTAAGCCTATTGGTGGGATGGCTAAAGCGGGCGGAATGCTTGGCGGCGCGGCTAAAGCGGGTGGGGCGGTCTTATCCAAACTAGCATTGCCATTGACTATCGCTATGGCCGCTTATGATGGCATTTCGGGGTTTAATGATAGCGAGGGGCAGAAGAAGGCTTTTAATTTAAAAGAAGGTGAAGAGGCAAGCTTAGGCCAAAAATCCGCTATGGCTGCTGGTTCAATGCTATCTATGGGCGGGTTAACTGAGCTTGTTGGGTTTAGTGGTGAAGACATTGCTAAGGGGCTGTACGGGCTTTTTTCTGATGATGCCCCGAAGAAAGACGCTAAACCATTAGCGAAAGAAGGCGAAAAAGAGAAGGCCGAAGCCAAGGCCATTAGCGATTATCCTCCCTCTGGTGCAATTCCTCCCGTTATTGGGGCTTACCCTGCTGCTGGTGCCGTCCCTGCTAGTGCTGGGGTCGCTTCCCCTGCCGCAATGGCAACTGTCAGCGGTGCCGTGGCAATGAGCGCATTAAAAAACGTCGATGACATAGAGCAAATTGAATCGGTCAATAAGTTAAAAGAAGGCGTAGCAAAAAAAGAGGGGGGGAACCGAAACCCTTCAGCGAGCTTTAAACCCCAAGTTATTAGCAACTCAGATCCCGAAGTCGTTAAGCTTCTCAAGTCTATTGATAAGAAAATGGACTCAGGGGCCACAAAGAAAGCAGGTAGCTCTGCTGGGCAGCCTAGAGCTTCTATCCCCTCAGACTTTTCGGATCCGTCACATAGACGCCAAGCCAACAATTTAGGGTAAGACGATGGAAAGTAAAGAGATTGATTATCTGATGGGGTTCAGTGAGTCAGGCGTGGTCACTCACTCTGACGCCAGCGCTGACATTAACAATGTGCTTGAGTGGTTTGATACGCCTATAGGCAGTGTGTACGGGAGGCCTAATTGGGGTAATGAGCTAGCTCAATTCAAACATGAGCCTGCCAATTCATCGGTAACAGCCATGAATATTGAGTTTAGCGTGGTAGGAACCATTACCCGAGATCTCCCCCACATAGTCCTAAGCAGTATTTTTTGTGAGCCTAGCAATGACGAACCAGATTTATATGTAATAAGGCTGGGCATTCCTTCTGGTGAAGTAGTTAAAACAATTAAATAACTTTGGTGATAAAAAATGAGTGACAACAAAAACTATAAAGCGGAATTTGAAGAAAACATAACTCGCTTTAGCTGGTGGGAAAGGCTGCAAGGATCTCAGTTTGTGTCGATGATATCCACATTTGTAGGCCAAATGGTTTACAAGTCTGTTGCGGCCTCAGACCGAAATTTACAAGAAGCCTTTTTAAGTACCGCCGTAAAGCGGTCGTCCATTCTTGCTGCTTCAGAAGACAAGGGGTATATCGGAAGGAAAATAATGCCATCTTCAGGTTTTGTTCGTGCTACCAATTTAACGAACGAATTACTTTCACTTCCAAGAGATACGCCATTAATTTCAAAAGCCGCATTAAGTTACGTCTTAACTAATGCCGTCGAACTCCCGCCACTTTCCTTTGTTGATATTCCTACGTCTCAACTCGTGCTTAAAGTGTTCAAGACTGTCGTCACTAAAGAAATTAAATATCTAAGCATGTTACTGCCAAAAGACATAACCGCTCAAACGCACAGGGTAGAAGTGTATGTTTCAGCATTGGGTGGTGGCGCGGAGCTTTGGGAGAAACGCTATATGTTTAGGCGAACAGATGCCAAGACCAAGTGCTATGCCGAGTTTTACAAACCTACTGAGCAGCTTGGGATCCGCTTCGGTAGCGGTGTAAATGGGAGAATACCGCCATTAAATTCAGAAATAACACTGCGAGTATGGACAACAAGTGGTGATACTACGCTAATTAACAACCAAGCCTTAGAGATAACAGGCCCACTAGCCTATCTAAATGACCGTATCAGTATTACAACGCTCACGCCGATAGTAGGCGGGGCTAAAGCTGAAAGCGATGAAGAAACACGCTCAGGGGCGCTTTACATAACCCCTTTTGATAATCAGATTGTCTGGGATGATGATTACGCTCATTACATCAAGCAAAACATCGCGAATATAACATGGGTTGTGGCATGGGGTGAGCACGAACAAGAAAAGCAAGACGGCCAGCCTAATGTTGCAAATATCAACAAGATTTTTGTGACTGCATATTCACCAGTTCATGATCAGCCCAGCCTAGAAAATATAATTGTTGGGCTGCTAAATGGCACTGACTATCTAAATAAAAGCTACCAGTACAAGCCCGCCAGCCTCAAGCCTTTTGCCATTAATATAACGGGCAAGGCCAAAGGGGATAAAGACTTGCAGCAAGTGAAGAAGGCTATAAAAGAGATGGTCAGCGCTACCTATGGCCTAAATCCGACGAAAAACAGGCCAGTAGAAATACTTGAAAAAGACGTAAACACTCTAATAAGAAACCTAAACTTATTGCATGACTTCTCATTGAGCTGGGTCGCATTTCCGTCTCTGATAAAGCTAGATGACTACATTTATATTGATATGGACGCCTCTGTTGTTGATATTAAATATTGGGAGGCTTAATCGTGGGTAATCATTTTCTTAAGTCCCAGCTCACAACGGCAAAGCAAGCAAGCCCAATGTGGGCAGGGCTTGCAGATGCCGTGCAGCAAATATTCGACTCACAAGTTAAACCTTTAAGTGATCGAATTGCCGCGCTTAACTCTTACTTCACTATGCACAAAGACGATCTACAAAAGCGCCTTGATGAAATGGGATCGTTTTTCTATTTCAGTGGAAATATCAATCAAGCAGATATGCCGCTAGCAGTTATGCAAAAACTGGATGAAATACATTTTAAGCGCACAGATTTACCAATTAAAAATGCAATAAGTCGCGAGTTCCAAGGGTTAAAAGTTGATTGGGCCGCGCTCTACGCCCCCAAGGTGATAACCCCAGATGGCAGCACTGATTACACGAAAAAGCTCTATAACGGGGCGCTCGTTAATGCGTTAAGAACCAAGGCTGAGATCTCAGACAACAGCGAGTCAGTATCTGATTATTTCTTAACGTCGCGGGGTGTGCTTTTAGTGTCGTCAACACTACTAGCGAGCAGCGGCTACGAACCTAGCGAGTTCTCATTAATGGTTGAGCGAATAATCACGCCGCTTGTCCCTACAGATATTGTGTTCGACGGTGAGCAAATCCTCATTCATTACGACATTATCGAACCCCTAGAGCGTTTATTTTATTACGAGCAAACCGTCACTGAGATATTCAATGCCATTCACGATCCCAAAGTGAAGATCACTGGCAAACCCGAGGTATTGCAAGCGGGCATTATGCTGAACAACAGAGCGCCTGAGATAACAGGCTATATGAACCGTATTGATGCTATAAGTCTCGATTTTTGGCCTTTAGACATAATCAGTTAATACAATTCTGACACATGAAACCAATAAGGGTATGTGCCAGTGCCAAATTTAGTAGCAAGAGGCGTACTGCTAGCCAATTACTTTAATAAAAGGGCTTTATCTATGATAAGCCCTACGCCTACTTTCAGACTTAAAACCGTCCAATTCGGACTGGGTTTTTTGGATAATACAACCAACCCCCCGCTTGTAACTGAAATCCCAATCACTGCTAATAAAGCAGACATAACAAATGTTTATATAGATACCGTGCCGACCTTTTTTTATGACACGACGCTAAGGCAGATAAAGGTCAGGGCAGAGATCCCTTCTGGTGCGGCTGGGATCCCCCCCGAGGGCGTGAGTGTAAATGTGGCGTGTATCCTTGATGGAGAAGGTAATGCCGTTGCTATGCTGGCAGGTCAGCCAACAGTGGTTAACTCTGGCAGGGGTTACATCGTTGTGGGTGTTATTGAAACCGACATAAATTAATGAGTAAACCTGATGGCAATCAAAAGCATTAACTCAATGCGCCCCCCTAATTTGTCTACAAAGGCGCTTATTGCCGACGTTCAAGCCTATGAGCCTTATGGATCTTCGGCATTCAACAGGCAATTAAGGGGCGTTATCCCAAAAGGCATTTATCTAGGCTTCAATCTTTCGCCCGCCCCCTCTGGCCTTAGTGTTGTAGTCTCATCAAGCGGCGCTTCTGCTGCGGCTATTGAGGTGGCGCAAGACTGGCTAATTAACGTGCGGCAAAGATTAGCTGTAACCCTCGCAGTCCCAGCGGGCCGAATTTCATCGGTTGTGCTTACTGCGTTTTATGATGGCTCCACATTTACGGATCAAGTTGATGCTGACTCGACAGTAAAAGCCGCTCAATTGCTCGTTGTTAATGCAGGTTCAGAACCTGTGGGAAGCCTTATTCTTGGACAGCTTAACGTGCCATCTAATGCAGCAAATATAACTAATCAAATGATAAACCTTGATTTAAGGGCCTCCGTGTCATTAGAAGGCTTTTGGCGAGAGACTGAGCAAGACCATGTTTCGTCAAGCGGTAAGTGGATAAGAACCGCTTTTGACAAAGGGATTAAGCCCTCGCTTGATAAAGTAAGGGCGCTGGCGACCGATTTTCTCGGTACTCCAACAGCTTGGTTTAAAGAGTCTTGGGTTAACACCTACAGGGGCGGTTCTATTGATGTTGAAGGCAACATTAAATCTGGCGGCAAGCTCTTATCAGTGTCAAATAATGTCACTACAGCAGCGAATTTAGCTGTGACGGGTAGCGCGTCAATAACAGAGCATAGAATTACTTTTAACGGCGTTGAACCAGTCACGTTAACGATTAATGGCGCTTGGTCGGTTGATCAGCGTGTCACTGTGACAAAAACAAGATCAGATAGCGGATTGTTAACCATAGCAAGCTCATTAGATTTGTTTGTTAGAACAAATGTCAATGCAGGCAAAAACCATACCTTTAAGGGTGCGGGGCAGTTCGAGCTAACGGTTAACGGTGCAGGCGCATTTGAGCTAACAAGAATATCAGGGGTTAAGTAATGGAAATTAGCACTTTAATGTCAGGCGGTGGTGGTGGCTTGCCTGTTTCCGCTAGCATAGGGTTAAAGCAAGACCGTTTTGTTGTTGGAATTAATGATGAAATATGGCTGCGATCTGGTGTGCTGGAAACTGATGTTTCAAAGTATCCTTTAGCGCCAGTTTCACCTTATCTTAGGACGGCTGTCATTCCTTATCAGTTGCAATCTTTCAACGGCAGTTCTGCAACTATAAAAAACACTTATGGTCTGCATAATCGAGTTTATTTAAACACAAAAAAGGACTTGTTATGGACGCCTTCAGGGGCAATAATTTTTGAATATAAAATAGATGGTACGCCAACTGGCCGTACAATCTTTAATGGGCAGTCCGTTTCCCATATTTGCTACAACCCTTATCGTAACTCTATTGTTTCAATTGATTCGATAGGGCAGCTTGCAGAAAACGATATTGATACGGGTGCTATTTTGCGTTATCAAACGCAACTGTTTGTTAATGGAACGACAGTGTCAATGGCTGACATGATCGGGTTTAGTTTTGACGGTACTTATTACGTAGCGGCGTATTCTCATGGCAATCAGAACGTAGCGGCGTATTCTCATGGCAATCAGAACATGTTATTAGTTTACTTTGACTTGGACTTAAATTATATCACGGCAAAATCAATCGTCCTTACTGAGTCAAGTAGTAAAAGTTACAAGGCTATTGGGTTCGATATAGATATAAAAGCAAAGATAATTATCGTAACTCGACGCAATGACAGCGGAGAATCTTATTCATGTGGTGTTTCTGTATTTGATTACGATGGTAATTCGTTGTTTTTATTTGACAAGGGCAAGGATGTTGATGACACTATTTTGGGCGGGCTTTTAGTGCCCCCAGTTGTGTTAAGGGATTATGGTTTAATCATGCTGGTGGGGCAGATTGGCAATGCGTTATTGAACACCAACAAGGTTATTTATAGTCGACCTGTGAGTAATACCTTTGCAGCGGGAATCACCTTGTTTACTGATGCTGGTGGTTTTGGTTGGGGGCTAAATCCAGCCACTAAGACTATATTCAAATATAGTGGTAGGAGAGGGAAAATTTCATATTTCGGGCAAAACTATGCGCTAGCAGGCATTACGTCAGCAATACAGGATTTTTGCGGGGCTTCCAATGGGTGCTTATGGGTGCTTGATGGTTTTAGTTTGGTTAGAGAGTACAATCTACTTGGTGTTGCAACAGGGAAAACTATTACATTAAGCCGGCCGTGCCGCGCAATGGTTACTGACGGTGAATTTGTTTACACGTTAACTTATGGCCTTGCTACCACGGAGGTTACAAAGTTTGACAGTAGTGGGGCAATTGTTGAGGTCTTTTTAAGACCTAATATGTTCAATATGCATGACGCTAGTAGGCACTTAGCCTTTACTGGTGAGTTTTGGGTTGCTCATGCTGGCAACTCCATAGCAATGATTTTAGATAAGGATTTTAACTACCTAGGGCATGAGCACTCAATCCTCGAAGCATACTATCGGCCCACTCTTTATAACGGCTACAGCGTTCTAGGTAACATTCTTTTTGTAGCGAGAGACCTTGTCCACTATGCCTATGCCGCAGGTCGGAGCTTTATTCCCGTCATAGGCGAGATGTACGAATCAAAAGATACTAATGGATTACCTAATTACATGAGGATTAAGTAAATGGCTCTGATAGTTGTTAATGCTGGTACAAATTTAGACTCGTTTAAAATAACACGGCTCGCCTTTTTTTCCCGATTTAGTACAGATGAGCTTGTCGCTGTTGATCTTGCTGGCTTGCTGCCTGATACAAGCGGCGCATACGTCAGGACGTTTATGCTAAAAGTTAATTCAGCGGCTTACATTGATTTAAGTCGTGATGATACGAAAGATGGTGTTAATTCACTTGTGACATTGAATTTGCTAACGGCTGACCGCGCCAACGAGGTTTTAGAAAATCCCATAACAGATATAGAGCGGCCTACTTGGTCACAAGGGAGAATATAATGGAAAAAGTACCCGTTATTTTTGGTCGAAACTGGCTACCGTTCAGCGTGTTAATTCGCGTTGTTACAATTAGTCGTTGGAGTCATTGCGGCTTAATTTCTGATTGCGGCCTGTATGTTTATGAGTCTACATTTATAGGCGGCGTCCAAAGAGTACCTATTGCAGATTTTAAAAAGCGCTACGGTAAGACTGCTATGGGGTCTATGTATTGTGTTTCACGTAAAAAGGCATATGAAATCGCACAGTCAAAGCTAGGCCATCGGTATGACTTGCTGGCTGTGTTTGGTATTTTATTTAAAACGGGCTGGGGCCGAGATAATCAATGGTTATGCAGTGAATACTTAGCTGAATGCACCCAACTGTTCAGAAGTGACAAAACAGCCTCTATCTCGCCAGAAGGGTGTTACAGGCTAACACACGACATAGCGTAGTCGCTTATTTCCCAATAATTAACAATCAAAAAAGAAGTCCCTTATCATTCGCTGGTAAGGGACTTTTTTTATGGGGCTACGAGAAGAATGTTTGTATTAGCTATGTTGCCTCTGGCGGTTGCAGTGATGGTGTTGTCCGTGTTTTCGGGGTTCGCGTCCTACCTTCAAGGCTTAAGGGAAGAGCGCTTTGAACGTGGGTGGTTAAATTTGTCGGGAGAAATAACCTCGGCAGTGGTTGCAGGTATGGCGGTGTTGTTTCTTGGGACTTGGCAAGAGCACCCAGAGTCGCTGACTTGTTTAGTTTCATTGGTTGCAGCCTCAAAAGGCAAAGAGTCTCTTTGTGCGCTGTGGGATATGTTTTTTAAACGAAAGGTTGGGTAAGGTATGGAATTTAATCTAAGCGAGCTATCGGCGTATTCCGTCATTGCTGCGTTGGTATTGGGGTGCATAGGGGATAGATGGCTGCTGGCAAGAGCTGCGGTAACGATAACGAAAGTTAAGCAGCATAAAAACATGGATGGCATGATCCGTTTTGCTCTGCATTACAAGATGAAAAACTTACCTGCATGGTCAGAAATAAGGTATTCACTGGTAGACAAAAAGAACCCTGCGACCATTATCAGCGGCAAAACTCGCGGCCTAGACTTTAGCAAACTAGGGCTTAATGCCGAGTACCTTTTGCTAAGAGAAGATATTGTCAGCGGCGGCGATTGGGAGCTTAAAATCAAGATAACCACGGTAGCGGGCCGTCTCAATCCGTTATACAGCCTTTTCCCCTCGCAAACCTTTCACATTCAATCATTAAGGATCGCCAAATGAGTGATGAACTATTCAGTAAGAACAAGCAACGGTATTTCACGCTCGACTATGATAACGCCACCGAGTCGGGCCTGAAGCCGTTAATTGCGGCCTTTGGCAAGGCGGGTGAAAAGGTTGTTGAAGTTGTCGCAAGTAACATGAAAAAGCGCACGGATGGCAACTTTCAAAAGCAAGCCCAATTCATTTTCGAGAACGGCCAATCACTTGTTATCACCATTGGCGAGCTGGGCGATGTGGCACTAACAAAGCTTAACAGCACAATCATTCCCATTAGCGACTCAGGCACGATAAATGCCTATGCAAAAGACGTATCTAACGCCATGGGTAAGAATCAGGTTAAGTTTGAAAAGGCTTTGGCCCGTAAAGCTGCTGCTGCCATTAAAGATGTGTCTAACGTCAAGCCAGCGTCTAAGTCGTTAGCGGCCCGAGTCGTGGAAGCCCAGCAAGCCATGAGTGCGGCCACCAGCAATATTGAAGCGGAAAGTAAGCGCTTAGCAGAAGCTAATTTATTGAAGAATAAAAACAGTGAAGAGCTTGATCGCTTAAAGAGCCAGTTATCCGCCGCCAAAAGTGAAGAAAACAGCTTGGCCGATGCCATTAGTGAACTAGAAGGTAAAGCATAATGTTAAAGACAAGGATCATACTTAATGGCTTAGTACACGGCTTGTCTGCCATGACCATTAAAGATTATGAGTATGAAGCGCTACTTGAAACAGATGGCGACTTGATGTTTGAATCTGTCACGCTCGAAGAGCTGGATAATACTTATCTGTATGGCAAGCCAATGGCCCCCGCGCCAATGTTTGAAGCGATAACGACGACTAAAAACCGTATTGATAGAACCATGATGGCCTTTCATCGTGAGCTTACTCGCCAGTTTACAGGGACAGATATTGCGCCTGAAGTGGCCGAGATATCAAAGCCTAAGATCTCTGCGGGCTTTGCCACGTTAACGGCTCGCTTCCCGCTTAGTGACGGCCAGAGTATTGGCATTATCTTTCACTCACCCTCGGGTGATCCCGCTAAAATCGTTGAGGCTGATGTGCTGGTGGCCTTCCGTTTCGTGCTTAATAAGCGCGATGTAACGCCAACGGTCGCGCCTGCTGGTGGCGTTGATGTGTCACTAAAGCAAGTAACGCTTAAGCTCGCCAACTTAGCCGAGCGCAATTCTGCTAAATTCCAAGCGGCTCAGGCAAAGAACAAAGCCAAGAAGGCTGAACTAACCACTATCCAAAATGAGACTGAGGCCAAAGGGCTAGAGCTAAGCGAATTGTCGTCAAGAGCCGATAGCACTGAATCTGAGGCGGTATTACTTGTGGATCGGGCAAAGACGTACACGTTAGCACTTAGCAAGGCAGGCGAGCGTATAGGCGTACTCAAGAAGCGATTAGCAGCCCTTCAGGCACAGGCCAAGCCCGCTAAGCCAGCCGAACAAACAGGTGACACGCCCGAGGCAAGCCCTACGCCGTCGGTTGCGATGACTGAAAATGACAATGCCGAGATAAAACACTTCATCAAAACAATCGCAAGAGATATCAAAGTCTATGAAATGATAAACACGGGCGATCCTTCTATGGCGGGGATGGATGCAAGAGCATTCTCAACGTCCATTAGCAATCGCGTTAAAACCCTGCATAAGAATGGCAAGCAAGCCGTTGTTGATGGTGTTTTAGCCCATATTGCACAGGTTAACCCCTCGCTGACTAAGCCCTTGTTTACCGACAGGCATAAAATTTGGACGCTAGGCAGCGGTAAGCCCATTGAAGAAACCGCTAAGCCAGCTTCACCCGCTAAGCCCGTGCAAGATAAGGCTACTAATGAGGTGTTGGCATATCGCCACTACGCTAAGCTAAGCGGCAACCTAGAAGAGCGCCCAAGCGATGCGGTAGGTGTTATGAAAGGCAACCAGCTATCAGCCGCGCCTGAGGTTGTCACTATGGTTGCAGCCAAAGCGCTGGGAGACGTTGCTGGCGTTCTGGTTTACACCAAAAAGCTCACTGATGCCGATATCACCAAATACGGCCTTGTTGATATCACGCCTGATGCAGTAGAGCTAGGTAGCGATGGCAGTCTTGCTATCGACTTTAAGACAGAGGTTAGCAATTTAATCTCTACCCACTTTGGTAAAACGTGGCATGAAATAGGCTTAGAAGATCCTTACTCATTGCCCAAAATTATAAGTGGAGATCCCCGTTTCAATACCGCTCAACGCGATGAGCTTATGAAGGTGGTAGCTCAGTACCAGATTGATAAGCGCATTGCTGACTCACAAGCCATCTTTGGCGCGGGTGATTTACATTGGTACGGTCTGCGAGCTAGGCCGCTTTCGTTTGGTGCTTCCCCTAAAGCTCAGGTTGTTGTGCAGCTTGATAATGCCATGGCCTCGGTAAAATTCCCTTTGCTTCAAAACAGCAATTCACTTCGTCACGGCGCGGTGGCATACCTTGAACCGCTATCTCAGGAGGACATTAAGAGTTATGAATTTGTTGATCTAGCGGCTGGGAGCGGTCAGCTTGATGATGAAGATTATGAATACGCCATGGCCGATCTGGTAACGGCGCTTTTGGATCGACACGGTGAAAGCTCAATGCGGATAGCGCCTGAGGTTGTTGAGTCGATAATTCAGGGGTTTAATGATAACCGTGTAATGTTCATAGCAAAAATAACCCGTAACGTGGAAGCCTTTAAAAGTCGAAAGGTCGATCCTGAAACTTACGAGAATTTCAAAATATTTTCAGAACAAGTCACGGCTAAAGCTTTGGAAGAAGAGTTGATGAAGTGGGCCATAGATAGCGACGGTGAGCGTATTGCTTCAGAACCCGCGCAAACGCCAAAATCAACCGTGATAAAGTTACTCGACGGGTTCACGGGTTATAACGGTGTGTCGCTACAGTATGCGGAGAACAAGGGTGAGTACATTGTAATTTATAACCCTTCCGATAAGCGCGAGCCTGAGTTTGCCCTTTATAAGAATGATCAGATGGCTAAAGACTTCACTTTTGAAGGCTTTAACGAGTTTGTTCGGTCGGATAAAGAATTGCCTGTATTTATTCTTGACGCTCTGAAGTCTGTCGATATGGGAAAACATATTGATGCGAGCGGTAAAATGACCAATAGCGGTCAGGATGCAATTTTAGACGCTTTCTTCAGTGAAGAAAGAATACAAGCATACTTTGGCGGGCTAGGAGAAATGACTAAGTTTGTCCAAGATGTGAAAGCGGATCATAACAATGGCAGCAAGCCATTTATGCAAACCTATCAAGGCGCTGAAGGTGAAGAGTTCACGCCCGCTCAAGAAGGCACTGGCGAGCTACCCCCTGAACAAGTGGAGAATGAAGTGATTAAGACGCTAGAAGACGCGCTAGTTAATGAGAGTGATGTTGAGGCGCTAATCAATATTCTTGAGAAGGCCATTGAAGATCTAGAGCAAGCAGGCACTTATGATGAAAACGAGGCCTTAGTTGAGAAGGTGTCCGACCGCATTACTGAGCTTCTAGTCCAAGAGGGGCCAAAATAATGAAGCTATCCTCAAAAGAAAAGCTGGCTATTCAGCGTGAAAACCTCGGCATTAAAAAACAGCTTGAGGCTGGTGGCCTGAAGGCGAAAGATAAAACCCCCCTGCAAAGATTGTGGAAGGAAAACCTTAAGCGCCTTGAAGTTAAAGCGCAGGGTCAAACAGAAGGCGGGATGATTGATAAGTACGTCTCAGGGGGCTTTAACAGTGTGGATATTATGAAGTTTTTAGAAGTGATTGATCAGGTCAGTGCTGAAGGGGCAGATCTCGACCAGCTAAAGACAGGTGCAAAGTCTTGGGCCGAGGCTAACGAACCCTTACTTTCTTAATTAATCGCCATTAACAGGGGGCTATCATAGCCCCCTTATTCTTGCAGGTATCCCATGAATAAAATAATCCTCCCCCAAGCGCAAACAGGGGATTCTAAAAGCATTACAACAGTCACAGGTCGCGCCGTTCAGGTTCAATTTGCCGCCGTCGAGTTATCAAGCCTAATCACCTCAAATCATCTTAACGGGGCCGTTAATGAGTTTTACCCCCAAGAGCTTCAACCAAGAAATAGAACCTCGCTAGCAAGCATACAGAAGGTTTCCGCTAGTTCTAGAGTCGTGTCGCTGGGTTGGCTATCTACCTCTGACACAAGCGTTTCAGGTGCGCCTATCATCGGTGAAGATATGATTGTTGAGTCAGGTAATGGCCGAGTGATGGCAGTTCGCAAGGCATACGCTGAAGGGGGTTGTGATAATTATAGAGAACGGCTTGCATTGGCTGCTGAGCAGTTTGGCCTTGCTGAAGCCACAATAAGAAGCATGAGAGCGCCTGTCCTTGTGCGTATAAGGCTCACAGAAATGGACAGGGCTGTATTTGCTCAAGAGTCCAATCATGACGATGAGGCAACTAGACAATCGTCTCATCCAGACATAATTAATATGTTTGAGTCTATTGGTAGCGATATTGATAGAACCCGCGATGCAGGCAAAATTAAGGCGATGCTGTATCACAGCTATTTACAGTCTAGAAGGACAACAAAGGAGCAGGTAGAGGATGCTATAGCCACAGTGCTGGAAAGGTCTATAAAAAACCGAGACGGCAAGGCATTCAGCTATGACTACACGCTGCTAGAAAAGCTGGTTGACAGAGGTCAGTTAGCGGGACTCAACTTGCACAGCGAAATATCGCGGTTCTGGCACCGCATAGCTGAAAAGATCCTCCCTGATGAAATGGGCAGTAATATATGGCTATCGGTTATGGCTAGAATTAGCGGCATACTTAATATTGCTGAAATGCTTGCAGCCATTGAAAGTAAAGATTTTGACCGAATAAAGCCCGTTTACGAATGGATAACGAAAAATAAAGAACAACTTAAAAACGGGTCGTTCGGGTACGAAATGGCTAACGCCTTTGCAGATAGGCCGCTTTCACAGCAAGAGTATGACGACTTTCTTGAAACAACTATCGACACGGCGCTATACATTGACGCCCCTATTAATGCGCTGGTTGACGACCAAAGGGCGCTAATAGAATACATAACCAATGGATATGGAGAGTTGCCAGTATCAAAGGAAGAGCTGCTTAGGGAGTTCAAGGCCGCGCTAGTAAGAAAGGATTTATTACCGAAAGACAACACGCTAGAAGGCGATGAGTTAATTAAAGCCCTCACCTCTGGCCTGCCAAAGAGCAGTACCATAGCTAAAGAGGCTAGCCTTCAAGCAATGAAGGATAGAAACAAAAAAGATCCTACTGATGTGTCTGATTGGAAACTGCATTCTTTTGAGCGAGATCTAGAAAGAGGGGCGAAATTCTTTAAGGCGCACAACTTGTCAAAGTCAGTCATGAATACGACAGAGGCGGCGCTCACGGAGTACCTTGATGGTGGCCCAATACCGCTCTTTGGTTTAGTTGGATTGGAGATAGGCAACGCTATGATTGCCGCCGATAAAAAAACAAAGCGGCACTCTGAGGTGGCAGATAAGGTGAGCGAGTATGTAAGCGGGCTGATTGATGGCTATGAGCATACAGACAGCAAGATAGGCAGCCTCACAACTAAGGCAGTGAAAAGCCTGAAAGCAGAAAATAAAACCCCTCAAGATTTACAGGGGTATGTTGATAGCTTCAGTGCGCTGGTAGGCGGTAATATAACTAAAATAGCGTTTGAAAATGGAGAATCAGTTAAGGGATCTGGTGGCCGTGCTTATGCCTTGTTTAATCGCCCAACAATCAGCATAGGGAAAGAACCGTGTAAAGCGACAATATGGCATGAAATGGGCCACGTAATTGAGAATACAAACCCAATAATACACAATGCCGCGCTCGCGTTGATCAGGCGTCGCCACCTTCAAGCCATAAAAACGCCTAAAGTGACCAAGCTAAAAACTTATACTGAGTTAGCAACTAACAAGGAATACATAGTAAACAACTTTATTGAAGAGCCGTATTGCAGCAAGTTTTATACGCCTTCGACTGAAGCAGACAGTGATTTTGCTCATGCCATGGGAACAGAGCTTATTTCTATGGGCTTTGAGTGGTTATCAGAAAAAGCGTTAATGCCTAAGCTGGTGATGGACAAAGAACTGCTTTCTATTATACTCGCGGCTGTAGGCACTCTAAATGAAAGCGGGGCATCATAATGATAATTATAGCAATGGGTAACGCCGACACTGTGCTGGTGGACTCTGAGGCGACAAATGCACGAAACAGAGCAGGGTACAAAAGTGCTGGCGAGCACAGCGATGAAGCGATTAAAGAGTTGCTAGTCGGTGGCCCTGATGTTGGCGGCCTGAGCATTAACAGCGAACAGGCTTCGCCATTAGGCATTAAGGGTGTTCTTGAGCGGAATGGCTATGTAGTCACTATGCCAAAAGAATACGAAGACAGTGAAGACGATGAGTATGAAGGCACGGCCAAAGACGGCTCGCTAGTCCTGTACTGATCTTGAACTGTTAATTGAAGTAGGCCGCCGAGTGCGGCCTTTTTTGTGCCTGCCAATTACTGGTGGGCGGTATGGGAAACGCCCCAAGTAGCCATAAAAAACGCCCTTGTTTCACCTATAAAAAAACGCCCCGTTAAAAGGTGTCAAACTGGAATAGGCACGAATGCCGCCTTATCTGTTATCCACATATCAACAGCCTATTTTTAAATTATTTTACTGTTTTTTTCTTTTTAAAGCTTTTTAGGTATCGCTGTAGCCCTAGTGCTGCAAGGCTTTCAGGGGGGGTGGTATGGGATATAGCTCAAGTTACTATGGGAAATAGCTCAAGTTACTATGGGAAATGGCCCAAGTTACTATGGGAAATGGCCCAAGTTACTATGGGAAATGGCCCAAGTTAAATTAATTTTTACTAACACCCCTGTATCGCGCTATTGTGGGGGAAATAAAAACACCCCATAGCGCAGTGATACTATGAATAATGTAACCCCGCATAAGAGCAAAAAAATAATCAGTCAGTCTAACGAATTGACTGAGGCGGCCTACTATCTAGGGCTGAAGGCAAAGCGGGTACTGTGGATCTGTTTATCTCAAATTGGGAAAAAAGATAATCACGACGGGGTGTTTACTGTGTTGGTTTCTGATTACCAAAGCTTATTTGAAGTGGGGATATCCACAGCCACTAACGATGTTAGGGATGGACTAAGAGAGCTTGGCAGAAGCACAGTTATCTTTCACCCTAAGTCTGGGGAATACTCAGAAGTAGAGCGCCCTTGGCTATCTGAAATAGCGACTAAAAGCGGTCGAGGCAAGTACCTAGTTGAGTTTAACTACAAGCTTGTGCCTTACATCGTGGGCTTGACGCAACAATTCACCACATTCAACTTGCAAGATTGCGGCAGGCTGAACAGTGTAAGGACAATCAGGCTTTACGAAAGCTTATGCCAGTATCGCTCATCGGGCGTATGGGCTGTGGGGGTGGACTGGCTAACGCGCCGTTATCAGTTGCCCACTTCTCAAAGGGATAATTTTGCCGAGCTTAAAAGAAGCTTTCTAGATCCGTCCATTAAACGCATTAACAATGAAACGCCTCTTACAGTGTCTTACATCGAGAATGCCAAAAACAACAAGGTCGTGTCGATAGTCTTCAATATCGTGGATCAGAAGTCGCTCGAAGAAACGCATTAACTTGGGCTATTCCCCATAGCTAACCAATTCCCCCTGACGGTGCGATTTTTTATAGCAAGGCAAGGCGTTAACTTGGGCCATTTCCCATAGCTAACCAATTCCCCCCGACGGTGCGATTTTTTATAGCAAGACAAGGCGCTAACTTGGGCCATTTCCCATAACTAACTAAGCACCCTCTGCGCTGACCTATAAAAAAGCACATAGATAAAAGGCAAATCCAAGGGGATATGCCGATTATTTTACTAAATCACTTGCAGGTGCGGCATGGGTGCGATATATTGAATCCGTTCCCAAGGAACAGCTAAGAAGCCCACCGCATTGGTAGGGCGAAAGTTAAGGAAAGAATCATGAAAAACTTAAATGACCTAAAAGTAACTAACATCGAATCCAACACAGAGTTCGGTTTCTTTTTTGTAGAATTTAGCAATGGGAAGTCGTTGCAGTGCTGCTTAAAGGCTTTACGCCAAAGCGAAGAAGAACATTTTGAAAACGGCCCAATATTTTTAAATCAAATTGAGCATGATAATAGCGGGTTTTCCGATGGCTTATGCGCAGACTGTAACGAGTGGGCGGTTGTAGATGGTGAGTGGGGCCATATTATTGACTTCTTAATCGAACGCGCGCGAGAAAATGGCGTTCAGATTGTAGCGTAAAACGTAAACCACAAGAAGCTAAGCCAGCCTATAAAGCTGGCTTAGTTGTTTTGAGGTTAACGATAGTTGGGCCTGTATTGTTCAGGAATAAGCTCTACAGGAACATAGCGCAAAGCCTTTTCAAGATAATCACTGATCTCACCGTCGCCCGCTCGGGTGTTATAGTTAGCCTTCCAATATGCGGCCCGTCCCGCCAGCGTCTTAGGGATCTGGTCAGTCAGCACTAGGTAGCGTAACCGAGTGAAGGCAAAGGCCAGTAAGGGGCTTAACTCTAGCTCTGGATAAGTCACATTGGATAGCGTGAACCCAAACGCTTTAAATAGCGCCTTTTCTTCTTTCTTCCCTGTGAATTTTTCCTTTAACCATTTGAAGGTGCCTTCATCCACTTGAGTAGCGCCACTGCCCGCATAGCGCTCTGTTGGATCTCTGAAGTTGCCTAGGTTGGTTTCAACCGCGCTCGTCTCTAATAGCTGCTGTACGGCGGTATTATTCAAACCGTGGCCCAGTACGTCACACACTGCAATTGATAGGTCTACAGCGTGTTTAAGTGTTACCAATCCATATAAAAGCATAAAGCCCCCTAAATGTAGATGTAAATAAAAGCGGGAGGCTATAGGTAAATGCGTGGTAGGGATAATTCAGAGGGTATTTGTGCTGTTAAGTGCTTTTTTAGCAATAAAAAACCCGCCACTTCACAGGCGGGTTTTTGCTTTATAACAATGCTGGAATATAAATGCGATCACGCAGGCATTGTTTTTGAAGCTTTGTGGAAGCTGTAACCTAGGCTTACCCTAAAATAAGCGACTCCATTTCTAGGTCGTGTAAATGGTAGTCGTAATCATCGCTATCGGCTATCGCTATTTTGTGAGAAGCACTAAAAACATTGCCATTGTCCACGTTGTAGGTGTGATACGCCCAAGCAGAGCAGCAAAGTAGGTGCGCCCCGTCCATTCTAAATACGGTTAATGCGCCCGCTTCAACACTATCACCAAACTCACTGTGACCATGGTTTATCAATAGCTCTTTTAAGGGCCACCAATACGGGCCATAGGCGCGGTACATAATTGGCTTACCCTTGAGTATGCCAGCAAGGTTTTTAATGTACCCACTCACAAACTCGGCCTCTGTTTGTGTTTCTGTGGCTTCTGCGACTAATTCAGTCAATTGCTCTGCCGTCGGCACGATTGCTTTATCTAACATACTAAGCTCCAATTATTTCTTTGATTTTATCTAGCCCGATACTAGCAGGGATAAACCACCAACTGCCAGCAAAGCTATCAGTAAGATTGACCGTATAAAATGCGCCGTCCAACTCTTTAATTTCTTTCCTGATTTTAATTAAATGCCCGTCTTTGCCGTTCTTATCGTGCAAGCAGATAAGATCAGATGCTTTAAAGTTTCTGGCGGGGTTGTTGTACCATCGCTTACCTGATTCTACCTTCTTTGCTGGCTCGTTGATCTCAACAGGGTTAAGCATGTAAGTAATGCCCGTGTCCGTCTCGCCTTTGCTAGTAATAACATCAAGCTCAGTTTTAGCCTCGGCGTTCACTTGCTCCCTGAACGCTTCAACTTTCTCGGTTTCGCTGGTGGCCGTTTCGACATCTTCAGGTAGCCCCAAAAGTGCGGCCTGAAGTGTTGCGGCGTTGTGAGATATCGCCATGGCGGCATTGGTCACGGCTGAAGTAAACCCACCTACGGCAATGTTTACTACATCGAGATCACTATCAGAAATACGCTCTAAGATTGCCAAGGCTGGGCCGTGCCAGTAATCCACGGTTCCAATCTCAACAGCAAAGCTACCCTCTTGGTTAAGGCTGCCTACTGTGGTTCGCACTCCGTCGCTCATAATGGCCTCTAACAGCTCTTTGGCATGTTTCAACTGAGTATCATCATTAAGTGACTTTGTGACCTTGTAGGCTGCGTTTATGCCCTTATAAGTCGCTTCGCGCCTGTCGCTCTTCATTTGTTCCGCAAGCTTTTCAAAGTAGGATTTAGCCTCTTTAATGCCTGCCTCAAATGCGGAGACGTTATCAAACTCGGCTGGGATTGCCTTTTCTGCAAAGCTGCCCCATTCCCACGATGAGCTATAAGCGCCACTAGCAACCTTATCAAGTGCTGCTTTGCCCTCGTCGGTTTCAAGCCAAAGGTGATGCGTTTTCATCGCCCAAGAGTTTATCTGTCCGTCGGTTGCCGAGTTGCCGTAAGCTTCACAGTTAAGCAGCCAAGACTTGCCCAAAATGGCTTCATAGTAACCTGTGGGAGAGCCGTAACTTTTAGCTCTATTGGCACGGTCAGCAAGGATCCATTTAGCGAGCTTCTTTTTGAGGCTTGCATCATTTGGATCTGGGTAGACGTAGCGCTTACCTTCGACTTTATCAACCTCACCATATCCAGCGAAGAACGGCTCAAACTCGCCGTCTTCCATTATCAAAGCGTAGTAATTGCTGCTATTGCCCGCGCCACTGCCGTTTAGGCCAAGTCTTAGCTTCCCGTTTTCAATAGCCCAATAGAATTGCTTTTTAGTCAGCTTGTCACTTAGGCCTACAACGCTAATGCTTTGAGTGAGCGCGTTTTGTAAGTCAAGCTCGCTTTGTTCGATGTTGGTTTCACTTCTTAGCATACTAAGAGGGAGTGATTCAATTGAGCCTATCGTGTCGCGGCTATAGCTGCTTGATGTGTAAAGCAGGCGGGCAGTCACGGTCTTAAAGTCAAAATTAATCGACTCAATTTGGTAAATCTTGTCCTTTGTATCTACATTTTTAGCAAAGACCTTAACTTCATACTTTTTACCAACGGCAAAAGTACGGCCCTCAAAAACAATAAACTTATCACCTTGGTCAATAACTCTGGCGTCAATGTCGATTAGGCCCGTCTTAATAGCTTTCTCAACGGTCGGTCGCAAGCGTTTAATCTGAGATTCAGCCTTGTCGATGCGCTGCATTACCCGTGAAAGCGCAAGCTCTTTTTCTTGCGCTAGCTTTAGCCTCCCGTTTAATTCGTTAAGCGTTTTTCTTTCGTCCTTGGCTTGGTCTAAATACCAGTTCCCCATTGATTCAATGGTTTTTGAGCGGGTGACATACCTATCTAACACCTCTTGACTGCTGGCAACTTGGGTTAGAAGTGTGGCGATTTCAGATCTTCTAGCTGCTAAGTCTGTGCGGATCTGTGTTGGGTCGGCCTTAATGTCGTGAGCTGCTTTGATATAGTTATTAAGGTCAATGCTGGCTCTAACTTTTTGTGCAGTCCTTACCTTCTCAAGCGCGGCCTTTTTGTTTTCAGCGATACGGGCTTCACGTTCGTCGGCGTCTTTCGCAAGTAGCAAGCTCATTTCTTCATTGTTGCTAGCGTCAGCATTGGCTAGGCGGTCGGCGTCAGAAGTGAATAGTTCATTCATCCATTCAGCCTTGCGCTTAAGGGCGCTTAATCTGAACTCATCAAAAGAGCCTTTACCTACATAATAATGTGCTCTGACTTTCTTCTGCTTGGCCCCGACGCGAGCGCCACGGCCATTCCTTTGCTTGAGGCTGGCGGGTGCCCAAGGTAAAGTAAGATGATGGATATCGGTTGTGCCGTGATGAAGGTTAACGCCTACCTCTGCCTTTTTGTTGGCAATAAGTACCTTGTATTGGCCCTCGTTATACGCCAACGCAATCTTTTCAAGGGATGCTTGCTCATTGTCAGCGTCTTTGCCGCCAACGGTATCAGCATTGATGATGGCAATATCCGCCGCCTTCATGCCCAGATGATTGGCGATAATTCGCTTCAGTTTGTTGTGCTGGGTTTTCTCTTCGGTGAAGATAATTTGTTTTCCGTCTTCCAGTCCCGCCTTAAGATTCTCAATCAGTCGAGCATACTTAGGCGTGATAGGGTGGCTCACTTCCTCATCTTTAATCTTGAACTTAGCCAAGCGCTTGATCACTTCCTCTTCAAAGTCTTGGCGAACAACTAGCGTCACGGCCTTTGATGTAGTGTTAATCTTTGCGTTGTGCTCAAGCTTTATTGATGTGGTTTCGGCGTCTTCATCGTCCTTGTCCTCATCTTTCATCTTGAGGGTAAGTGAGTCGGGCAAGTCCTTCACAAGCTCCGCTATGGCTGCGGCTTGGCTGGCTGGAAAGACAAAGGTCATTTCTTTGTTATAAAGGTCAATGTCCGTCGTCACGCGATCCATTTCACGGATGATCCTGAATACGCTATCAACGTCTTGACCTTGGGCCTTCAATGCGTCTTTGTCTGCTGCGCTAAGCTTACTTAGTACTTCAGCTCTGACTCGAAGATCTTCATAAATCGTTTGTTGCTCGGCGGTCATAGGGCATTCTTGCTCAATGTCCACAATATCAGGCACGGCAACCGTCTCGGAAACGTCTTTGGCCGTCTTCAGGTTAACGTGCTTATGGAATATGCCCCTAAGCCCAGAAAGGTTTCTGAAGCCAACTAGCGCGGTCTTCATTTCTACTTCGCCCGATAGCTTTTGTACTGGCACCTCATCGGTATCACCAAACACTTTGATAAAATCGTCAACGTCGGTGATCCCTAACTGGCTCCATTGATCAGGGGTCATAACGTGAGAGAGCATGTTGAAAATATCGGTAGGGCTGTTAACGGTAGGTGTAGCAGATAGCATGACAACGCCACGGCCATCATTCTTAGCTTTGATTAATTGGCCCTTGATTGCCATATCAACAGAGACTTGAGCACTGGCCTGAGTGGGTAGATAAGCAAGCTTTGACGACTCGCGGCCCGCTTTGTAGCTGTTGCGGTAGTTGTGGCCCTCGTCGATGATGACGTTATCAAAGCCCATATCCTCAAAGTAGGGGATATCGTTAGCTTTTTGAGTGCCTGTGTCGGCGTACTTCTCTTTGAACTTCTCGTTTTTAAGTGCTTCCCTGTGCTTCTTAGCTGCTGCAACGTACTTGCCGCCTAACATGCCAGCGTCAACCATTTTAGAAACGTAGTCGCCAACAGACTCAGGGCGCATAGGGATAGAAGCGTATTGCTCTTTGGTCAACACAACAGTAGTGAAATTAGAATGAGGTATTTGGTTTAACCTGATCTTAATTTCTTTGCTAGATAAGAATCTCACCTTATCCCTGAACATAGGCTCGCCCGTGTGCTTGTTGATCTTCACTTCGCCATTTTCATCAAGCACTTGCTCTTGGGCTACTGTGCCGTCTTTCCCCTGTACTGGGTCAATACCAATGAAGAGCATTTGGCTCATGTTCTCACGCCCAAAGAAAGCCTTTGATTCGTGATACCAGTTTTCTATAACCGCTTTAGGCACGACAAGGCCCGTTCTTCTGGCTCGGCCTAGCTCGGTGTTATAAGCAATTAAGCCCAATGCTGTTGCTGACTTGCCTAGGCCTGTGCCAAAGCCACAAATACCGCCGCCTGTTTCGCTCAGTCTGCGTATTTCAGCACATTGATAATCAAAGTTAACTATCTCACCTGAAACATTCTTAAGGGCTATAGGAGCGCCTGAGTGCTCAATAGGAATAAAGCCGTTAAACTTATCGTTATAGCGGTTAACAAGCTGGTCTATGTCGTCATGCTGGCGTAACCAGATAGCAAAGTCAGCCTCGACGTCTTTGATCCGAGACTTGTAAGCTGAAGCTGCGGCGGCGTCAGAGCTGCGAACTGGGAGGCCGTTTAGGTAGTTTTCAATCTGTCGCTCAAATTGCTCATGCGTGTTGTTTCGCTTTTTGCCGCCTCGGGTCTGGTAGCCAGAGAATAAGCCATCGTCGCCCGTGTAGTTTTCATTATCGAACTGATCGCCAAATTCATCTTCTTCAACTTTTGAATAGGCAATATCAGCGTATCCATTCTCTTTTAAAAACTCGGTGACATAAGAGCGCGGCAACCATTTTGCATTCATGGTCATATCAATAGAATCAACGCCTGTGCGAATGCGCTTACGCTCAATCTCATCTAACTGGCGCTGATAGTTATCAAGCATTGCCTCGCTGGTTTCTGCGGCCATTGCAGCCAATAAGCGATCCTTTGTTTTTACGATATCGCCGCTGGTGGCCCTATCAAGTGGTGCAAGCAGTCCGTCGGGCGTGATGGCTATCCCTTCAATGCCTGCCAACTCTTCCAAGCTGGTGGCCGTGCCTGTGTATGCTGCTAGAAACTCATCCATGGGTACGGGGATCAAGTCTCTAACTGCAAACAGATGGCCCACGGTCTGGGTTGCGTCGGTAGAGTCAAAGGCTATCGTTTCACCCTTAACGACTAAGCCGTTAAGTAGCTGGGAAAACTCGCCATTCTTATCAAGTGATGATGAGAACGCATTCCAGTAATTAGCATTCTTGCCAGTGAGCACAGCTAGCTTGCCACTTTTAGCGGGTATGCCGTATTTCTGAGACTCGGCCAGTACAAGGGATCTTGCTTCCGCTAATAGTGTTTCATCGGCTTCATTAGAGAACTGAAGCGCTTGAATGCTCATTCCTATAATTGAACCCCTAACAACTTGCGGGCGGTACTTCTCATCTAATTTAGACGCCAGCTTGATAAAGTCGCTTACTGGGCCTTTTGTTAGGAACGGAAAGTCTTTGTGAACGGCAAGAAGCTGATCGTGTGTTAGTGACAATGCGCCTGAAGGCCTTGCGAGTAGCGCGGCTAATTGTTCGGTACTCGATGCGCCGTAAAGATCAGGGTTTAATGTGCCGTCGCTATTTTCGCGTTTAATCGGCTCCCAGTTGCCGCTAACAAGCTGCATCCAACGGCCATTGATAAGCTTCTCATCGCCTTCAGTGTAAGCAATGGGTAGCGGCTCAGAAGCTTGCAGGCTTTCCCAGTCAATGCGGCTTTCAAACTTGTGGCCTAATTTCTCTTTAAGTGCGGCATTAGTTAGGGCGTTGCTGTTATTAACGACAAGCTTATTCTGGAACGCTAGGCGCTCAGATTCGCCATGGACAAAGCGCTTACCTTCGGGGCTATCAAACCACTTACCGTTAATGAACGTGTCCCATAGGACGTTAGCGGTCTTTAAATCAGCGTCCTTGAGGTTAGGCAAGGTGCCTGCTAGCTCTTCAGAGTGTTTTCTCAGGAATATGATATCGGTAACTACATCGGTGCCTGAGTCGCTAAATACGCCCGATGGCAAGCGGTGAGCGCCTAGGAACTCTGCTTTACGGCTAATGAGGCGGCGCATTTTCTTAGTGTCGCTACCGCTAATGATGCGAGTCGGTACAACTAGGCCTATGAGGCCACCAGCTTTAACCTTGTCTATAACGCGCACAACAAAGTAATCGGCAATGTTTGAAAACTCTTTGGACGCTGGATCAGGATCCATAACTGCCGTCGCGCCTCTGGCTGTACCAAATGGCACGTTACCAATGCAGCTATCAAAGGTGCCGTCTTCAACGTCGGCGGCCAGCTTTTCAAAGGGTTGGTTTAATACCATATCTTCAGGGTGCAATAGCTGATTAACCGAGCTTGATGTTTTATCAATCTCACTCGACGTCATGAGAGTACCTTTAGGCTTGGTCGCTTGGAATACGCCTGTGCCTGCTGATGGCTCTAAGCCATTGCCGCCACTAAAGCCCATAGCGGTTAAGCCGTCCCATACGCCCGCCGCAATCTCTGTCGGCGTGTAGTATTCATGGATATGGCCGCCAGTGTCACTAACGGTATCGGTGCCGCCAATACCTGAGTATTTTCTCAGGGTCAGCTTGTCGTCTTCAGTTAGCTTGCTGTGATCCCCTTTAACACGATCAATCACTTCAAGGGCCGCTTCATTGGCCTCTTTTCTTAATCGGTTAATGGATACGCCGCTCACCTTTGACACGCCCATAACTGGCGCATTGTCGGGTGTATTGGTTGTTTCAGGATCTTGGCTGGTGGGTTGTTCTGTTGCGGTTAATGGGGTGGGTAATGCGTATATTTCACTAAGCGTCGCTTTAAGCTCAGTGGCGTTTTTAACGCTTAATATACGGCTGATAACGTCTTTTAATTCAAACATTTTAAGCCTCCAATCTAAGGTTTAAGGATGCTAACACTTGGGGCTATACAGCCTTTAAAAGACGGGGATTTAAGGGCGTTGACGCTTCATTGGATTGGTATATAATTAGTATGTAGCGTTGCTATATACTTCCAAATAAAAGATTGAGAGGTTGTTATGTTAAAAGGTTCAGTGTTTGTGGCTAACCGTACTCAGGCGGTACGCTTGCCTTTAGAGGCTCGCTTTCCTGTAGATGTAAAAAGTGTTCTGGTTAGGATTGTCGGAGCAGAGAGGGTGCTGACGCCTGCCGATAGTAGTTGGGATAGTTTCTTCTTTGGCCCAGAGGTGTCTAATGATTTTATGAGTGAGCGCTCAAATCAAGAGCAGAAAGAAAGGGAGGCGTTTTAATGCTCAAGTTCATGCTTGACACAAATATATGTATTTACGTAATAAAAAGAAAACCCTTGGAAGTGCTGAAAAAGTTTAATGATTGTGCAAGTGAATTGTGCATTTCCTCAATCACATTAGCTGAACTGTTACACGGGGCTGAGAAGAGTGAGCGAAGGCTGGAAAATTTGAGAGTAGTTGAGGATTTTGTATCAAGGCTAGACGTATTGGATTATTCAGCTAAGGCCGCCGCTCATTACGGGGATATTAGGGCGTTTTTAGAGAAGAAAGGACAGATTATAGGTGTAAACGACCTGCATATAGCCGCTCATGCAAGAAGCGAGGCTTTAGTAGTTGTCAGTAATAATCTAAAAGAGTTTGATAGGGTTGACGGCTTGCGCTCGGTCAACTGGATTTAGCTCCGCGCAATGCGGCTACCTTCTAGGCGCTAATAGCCCTGTTTTTTCGTGTGCTTACTGTCAGTTGTTATTATCTCGGCCATTATGTTTAAGGGCTGGGGTTAAAGTGGATAAGAACAAAGAGGGAGTAGGGCTGGTTTCCATTTTTAAGCAGCTCTTTACAGGCTTTAATGAAGACGACAATAACGACTTATCAGCTAACTACGAGACGGGTTCAAGCGTGTCTAGTCGTGCGGTGCCTGAAGGCTCAGACGCAGGGTTAGATCCTAGTGGCGTGAAAATGTCGGGGGCGGGTAGCAATCATTTGAGCGAGTTTAAGCTCCCCCGTGATAGAGAAGCCCGCTATGACATTTACCAAGAAATGGCCCGTACAGAGTTAGTATCTGCCTGCCTTCAAATGCACATTGCCTATGCTCTGGCCCCTGATATGGAAACGGGGAGCATTATTGATATCCGATCCAATGATCCAGCGTTTGCAGATTTAGCCAAAGAAATTAACGAAGACTTGGGCCACTTGCTCAACGCCAATTTAACGAGCTGGGCTTGGTTAATGTGCATTTACGGTGTGCATTATGTGAGGCCGTTCGGTGAAGTGGGTAAGGGAATTACTGATATTGAATCAAACTATTTCACGCTGCCAAAGCACATAAAAGAGTTTATGCGCGGGGATCGCCTGTGTGGCTTCACCTCTGAGTACCTAAAGGAAAAAGAGGGTGAAGATATACGACTGGCTGAGCCGTGGGCCTTGGTAGCGCTTAAGGTGCCGTTCTGGTCGCCTGATCTTGATGATGAACCCGTTCGGGCTGGTTCAGAAAAGTACAGCCTCTACACAGACCTACACAGGCGCAAGCCTATTGAGACTCAAAACTATGGCACTTCATTTTTAGAGTGTGCGTATTCCGCTTGGGGTGAACTGTCCGAGTCGGTGAAGTCATTGCGTGGATCACGTTATAACGCCAGTCGAGTGGATCGTTTTATTGCAGTAGGTATGGAAGGACTTGATCCAGCGTCTTCTAGCCGCTACATGAATGTTATCTCTAATCAGATGAGGCAAGACGAGCAGGCCGAGTATAGCGTCGCTAAGCGAAAAGGCTTGATAGCCACGACTTGGAATAAGATTATCCCTGTGCTTTCAGGCGGCAAAGGCGGCGTGACAATCGACACTAGCCAAACGTCACCCGATATCAACGGCATTGAAGACACCATGTTTAACCTGAAGCGCTTTTGCTCGGCCATGGGCGTTGATCCATCGCTAATTGGTTGGAGCGATATGATGCAAGGTGGCCTAGGTGATGGCGGTTGGGCTAGGACTAGCATTATTGCGGCCCTTCGCGCTAACTGGATCAGGATAGGTATCAGAGAAATGACCATGCGGCTCATTGATATTCATCTTGCGTACAAGTATCAAAAAACATTCCCACGGAATAAATCCCCCTTCACGGTTCACTTCCATTCTATCAACACGGCCCTAGCGATTGAAAAGGCTGATGAGCTGCAAGCTAAGGTTGATTTCTCAACGTCGGTAGCCACGGTGCTGGATATGATTAATCAAGGCTCTATGGCCCATTCAGAGACGTTCAAGCGCAACACAATGAGCGAGCTTGGGATCTCGGATGACGATATCAAACTAATCCTTGATGAGCTTGAGAAAGCCCCTAAGCCTGATGAGGGCATGTATGAGTCAGTAAAGGGTGAAAGCATAGATCAGCGAGTAGAGCGATTAGTTAATTCGAGATTAGAAGCAATTTTTTCAAGTAAAGGTGATCATGATGAGTAGAGAGAAAGTAGGGGTGTTAGAGACTGTGACCGACAGCTTTAACCTAAAGGATCATGGCCGCTCAGATGGCAATGGCCGTGGCTACCTTGTTGATTCGGTCAAGCGAGTTATCAACTCTGATTTTTATAAAGAGCGATTAAAGCTAGGTGAGTTATACGGGTACTTTGGTCACTCGTTGCGTCAAATGGCCGATAAGATGGATCTTGATGAGGTCACAGTGATCCAGTACAAGGGCAAACCCGTTGTTATTGAGTCAGTGCCAAGTAACAGAACAGTATTTTTTGACGTAACCCCTGATGGCATTGTTACGCACACGCAAGAGATCTTAGATACGCCCGCTGGCCGAGCAGTAAAGGCTATGCGTGATGCTGGGGTAGGCGGTTGGTCTTGGGCAGTGAAAGGCGTCCCTACTGCCATGGGCGCTATTGCTCGCTCATTCCACGGTTTCGATTTCGTTAAACATCCAAGCTATATCAATGTAGAAAAGCAGCAAGCCATGTTTGAAAGCGTGGGCGTCGATAATGAAGATGATTTATTGCAATCTTTGTTTGAGTCTGCGGGGTTTGATGCTGGTCAGGCTGGCAAGTTGTTAGGGGTGTTACATCGCAGAGCGCCGACGGCAGAAGATCATGATGAATCGGTAATGGAAATTATGATGCTTGAGTCTGCCTTATCGTTCAAAGATAAAGAGCTGGCTACGTTGGTAACGGAAAACGAGCAGCGAACTTTTAGAATGTTTGAGGCTCTGAAGGCGTTGCCAATCTTTACCAGCGAGCGCCAGCTTCAAGCGCTATGCAATATGACGACGGATGAAGATAAAGAAATTGCTCTGAGCTTGTTTGAGTCAATCAGCAAGGGCTTTGGAGACTTGCCCATGGGCGTGGGTCAATCGGTAATGATAAAGCCAGCTAGTGGCAAGGTTGACGAGGAAACTCAGGCTCACGCGATTTCATTCTCAAACTTGGGTCTATCGCCGTTCGGCTAACCCAGTTATTAATGTCTGACAACAATAAGGCCCAGTTTAATAGCTGGGCCTTATTGTTTTAGTACCCAGCGTCCATGCTGAAGGTTACGTCAATCCCGCTGCTTTTCATTACCGTGAAAAATATAGAGTCCTCGGATAGCTCTGATATAAAGGTATTAGCAAAGATTTCGCCTTCTTTTGACATATAATCTGCTGAAACCATAACAGCAAAGTGCTCGCGCTTAAATGCGGGATAGAAAACCCCCTGTTAGGGGGTTTTTATTGGTTAATCATTCCCTGAATTAATGGCCCATTCTCTTAGCTTGTCCATGCGCTGGTTGTGCTGCTGAATGATTAGCTTAAGCGTCTCGGCGTATGCTGATGCGTCTATCCAATCAGTACCCGTGGGCGTGGGTATGTCACTTTTAATTATTAGGTGTGCTGGTGGCACTAACTTGATTGTCTTCACCTCTTTGAGTGCCACGGTCTTTGGTGTCGTCGGTGTTGAAGAGCAGGCCGATAATGTGAGCAGGCATAGGGCTAAAGCTGCAGTCGTCTTGGGTGTCATTTTGTGCTGTCCTTCTGGCTTGTGCTAATCGGTTTTGAAGCTGGGCGTTATCCTTGGCGGCCTTCTCGGTTAAGTCTCGGGCCAGTTGCTGATCCTTGTCGAACTGAAGCAATAAGCTTCCTAGCTCGGTCTGCTGCCTGATCGTGTCTTTGCCTGCTTGCTCAATGTCACTGGCTAACGCTGCATTGTCACTCGTTAGCTCGGTCACGGTCTTTGCCATGGTCATGTTGTCTTGCTGAAGGTCAGTAACAAATACATAGCCCCCAATTGCGCCCAGAGCGATGAGCAGGTACGGCAATAACTTTAAAAACATAAAATCCCCTTTGGTCAATGGTTGTAAATCTCGGGGCTGATGTTATCGCCTAGGCCTTCAAATGGCTCAAAACAGGGCGTTATGCTGGGCTGCAAATTTGCTCAGTACAATTTTAGCCATCGGGTTGCTTACCATTGATTGGTAGACGGTCGTTAGCTCGGTATACATGGCCTTGGTAAATCCTGTCTTAGTGGCATTCCAAGTCAGTAGGGCGGTTTCATAGGATCTAACCTTGTCAGAAACGCTCATGGCCTTGGCACGTACAGGGGCATTCTTAGCCGCCATGGCTTTACGTCTAGCGGCTTCCTCATCGCTTAGGCGTTCGCCTCTGGCTATCTGGTTGCGCTTTGTAACGGCTTTATAGGCTGAGTCAGTGGCAATCTTACCTAAATGCTCAAGCTCGCTTCTAATCGCTTCATAGCGCTTTTCAAGAAAACCCCGTGTAGCGTTTACGCTCACAGTGTTCTTTAAATCTTTTCCTTGTTCGTAAGAACTGTTTATGTGATCTTTTTTCGAGGGGGCTAAGTGATCTTTTAGCGCTTTCTTCTTTGCAGCTTCCTTAAGTACCATGCGGGCTTTCTTGAACATGGCCCCTATGAAACTTTCAATGATTTCATAGACCATTGTTTGGCGTACTTGCTGGCCGTTGATAATGATGTTCGGACGCTTTAATACACGGATAGCGCCAGCGTCTTTAAGTAGCTGGATATGTGTAACGATGGTTCGACGGTCTAAGCCAGTGAGTGCAGCTAAGCGGTCTTGTGATGGGAATATCTTACCTTTAGGACTCCAATGTATAGCAAGCGCTTGGAGTGTGCGGCCTAAGCCTTTTTTAATGACTCGGGTATCAATAATGGTTTCTATAGCAGATACAAGGGGTGCAGAGTGTCGGATCTTAAACGTATTCATAACTATCCCTGCTTACCTGACTTATTTTCAGGCAAGACTTGACGTTCTAAGGCAGTCAGAATACAATTCGATTGGTTAGATCGTATTTGTATTCTGACTAGATGTGATATTATATTATTTTAAATTAAATTAAATGGTTGGCTAAAACTGTGCTTGGTAGAGCGTGTAACTCTTCTTGCAATAAGGTGTAAGCCTTGAAAGAGGACTCTTAGGAGTCCTCTTTTTTTGTCTGTTTTTTATTATTTTCATTTCCAATTCCCTTAATTCATTCGGATTTTCTCTTCTGACGGGGCAAATGATAGATCCCATTGGGGATCAAAGTCACTAACTATCTAGATCACCTCACACTGATCATTCATGCAGTGCTTGTTTACCCCTTGTTTTTTAAAGTTATTTAATTCACCCCTCGCGATCCCGTCTCACGCTGTTTGCTCAATTATCCCGCTTTACTTCCCAGTTGAACGATCAAATAAAGGTGTTAGGATATAGGTTCTAAATAAACCTGAAAGGCCTAGCAATGCTTGATTGTGATGAACCCAGTAAAATTGTAAAAACTGAAGCTAATACTTCTGAATTATGTCGTTTTGATCACAAATATGAGGTTATTAGTGCGGATATCCCTTGGAAGTATAACGATAAGAAGATGAACAGGGGCGGCGCGGCGCGGTATTACGACACGTTAACGATTGATGAAGTTAAGAGCATTAACGTCGGATCGGTTGCTGCTGACAACTCACTGCTTATGCTCTGGGCCACTGCGCCGCTATTGCCTGAAGCGCTTGAGGTTATCAAGGCATGGGGGTTTACCTATAAGACTGTTGGCTTTGTGTGGGTGAAGCGTTCTAGTCGATTCTGGGAGGGGTTAGCCAAGCGAGCCAGAAAAGATATTGTTGATTATTCAAAGCTTTATTCTGATGTTGACGAGTTAGATCCTTACTCGCCTTCTGCTGCAAAGTCTTGGTTCGGTGCTGAGTGGGCTAAGTCATTATTCAATAGGGCGTCGTATTATATCGGTATGGGGTCATACACTCGGGCTAATGCTGAGTTTGTTCTCTTTGCGGTTAAGGGCAGGGGTGCATCATTGATAGACGATCACTCTATTAGTCAGGTCATTGATGCTTGTAAGCAAGAGCATTCTAGAAAGCCTGAAGAGTACCTAGAGCTAGTAGAAAAGCTAACAGGGGGGTGCAGTCGCTTTGAAATGTTCGCCCGTCGTCGTCGCGAGGGCTGGCACGTATTGGGTGATCAAGTCGATTCCGACTATTATCTTGATGAAAACATGCAGTTACAGAGATTTTTAATCCCTACAAAATTGAAGAGTAAGCCCACAACTAAGCCGTATGTGAAGAAAATAGCCAGTATGTTTAGTCCTGAAAAGGTGTGATGATTGTCGCGGGTCGCTTATTAGTTGTTGAATATTAAGTTGTTAGGATGTAAATTGCGCCTCAATAGTTACATCCTAACAACTTCGGGCGGCAAGATATGGCGATAAACTCAGATATATGGGGGGCTTCATGCGCCCATAGTGGTGAAGATGACTTGGTTTTTGATTGCGTGAATGATAGTGGATCCCGTGGTTTTTCGGTTGAGGTTACTCGTTCAGCCATAGAGCCAATGCTCGGTGGTGCCGATAGCGCTGAAGTTGATGCGGTTGATCTCTATGAAGTCATGCTTGCAGATCTAAAGATCAAGCTTGATGCTTCGATTTATGTTGGTGAGGCCCACAAAGGGCGGGTTGAAGTATTGGCGGCAGAATTAGCCAAGTTTAAATCCAAGGTTCGCGACCAGAAAGCGGGTTCTGTGTCTGCGCTTGAGACGTTGAAGACGGCAAAGCGCATACGAGACGAGATCACCGATGAGCTATCAGACGTCCGTAACGATAGGCGTTATCTCACAATGCTGGTGGACTCAATCATTCATGACGACTTCTTCACTTGTGATGAGGGCAGTGCTTCGCTGTTTTCCTTCAGCACTTATAACGTCTCTTCTACTGAAGATGGCTTTGCCATAGATGAAAACTTCCCTATCGCGCTCTGGCTCAATAAAAATGGCTTTGCCTGTATCTTGGGCGTTTCTGCTGACGTAGATGAAAACGGCGAGCGCTCGCTTGTCATGCCTGATTCACCCAGCCTTTCAAGAAAGCGGATAGCCTACCTTTGCCCGCCTAAAAAATATCACAATGAGATAGCCGAAAAGCTTATGCAGTATGACGTTAAGGCCTGTAACGAAGCGTTAGCTAGGAGCCGACTTATTTTGTCAACGCTCGCTATTAAGGGTGAGTATGAAGAAAACGGCAAGCTCACTAACAAAGAGTTAATCGCTGTGTCCCGCACTCGTCGCGAGTCTGTGGCTGCCCACTTTGCTAGCAAGTCAAAGAGAAAGGTTAAAGCAAAAAAGGGAGGCCGTTAAATGCCTGAGTTCGTTTTTGCTATTAAGCCGATGTTCGCCATGGCCGCGCTTGTCGTGGCTATTGAAGCTATCGCCATCTTTGTGCAGTGCATGTTTTCAGAATTTAACCCAGTAAAAATAGGTGTCAGCGTCGGCGCTGTTGTCACTGCTGTTGAGGTGTTTCTTTTAACCGTCCCTATCCACTGGTTTATTTAAGGTATTGATTATGATTAGTAAGAATTTCCCGCGCTCTGTGAGCCTGTACTCAATCAAGCAGGGCTTTGTTTTCGACACGCAAGCCCTAGCCGAACAGTTGCCCGCTTTCTCGTTCACGCCTTGCCTGCCTGATAGCGGGCAATCACTCGGCTTTGTTGGCCCGCTGGGCGGTGATGAGCTTGTGCATCATTTAGTTGAGGGTGCGTTTGTGTTGGCCATTCGCCATCAAGAGAAAGTTGTCCCCGCTGCTGAAGTGGAACGGGCGTTAAAAGAGCGCACTGACCATATTGAAAAGACTGAGCTTAGGCTTGTTCGCGGTGCAGAAAAACAAGCTCTTAAAATAGAGGTTATTTTGGAGGCGAGAAAGGTGGCATTTAGTCGTTATAAGAACGCTTCGATAATGGTTATTCCTTCAAAGGGCTTGCTGTGCGTATTCGGTGTGAAGGCGGCCTTTGCAGACCAGATAACGGTATTGCTTAGTAAGGCTATTGGGTCGCTGCCTATTCTTGTGGCCGAGGTGCCAAAGCTTGATCTAAACGGTCTGTTTAAAGGCCTGTTTAGTAGTCACCTAGTTGAGCCGTTGGGCAATATCGCTTTGCAGCACACAGATCACGGCAAGGCTCACTTTGAAATACTTGATGCGGATATTCGCATTAATGAAATGCTGACAGAAGGCTATATGGTGGATTCGATAAGGGTTGACTTGGTGGGGCTTTTCTCATTCGTGATTAAGTCCAGCTTTGCTATCTCGGGCCTTAGATGGCATGAGTCGATCGCCCTCAAGTCTGAAGAGTATGAAGCGCCTCTTAATGAGGAAGGTGTGGATGCTGCTGAAGCCAAGGAGGTTGCCCGCCGCCTGCAATTAGCCGCTAACTTTCTGCTTGTTCAGGTGGCTTTCAGTCGATTTGTGGACAATTTCTTAGCGCTGTTCGGCGGTCTAACAATAAGGCATCTGGCAGAGAAAGGCCAAAATGAAGCAGAAAGCGGCGAGGGCGTTAAATAATGTCACTTCAACCAAGAACAAAAGAGGCCGTGTTTTCCGCGATGCGCTTTGCCGTTGAAAACTTCGGTGGGTTTTTTGAAGCCGCTAAGGCCTTAACCATAAATGAGCTGCGCTTTTCCTCGGTGATAGATGAAAAGTGTGATGTGCCGCCTCAGTGGGTGGATGCGTTCATTGCTTATGGTCAGGGCCATGTAGGCGCTCATGGCTTCAAGGTCGTAAGGAATAAGTATCTTGAATCTATTAACGTCGCTAAAAGCACTAAGAGCCGTGCAGGGATAATGAAAAGAAGCGGGTCTACAAACAAGTTAATCAGAATAGGCGGCCAGCTTAGGCTTTTACCAAAAGAAACGCCATTGCCTGCTGGGGCTGTGTATGTGAGCGTTGTAGCGGGTAGCTCGGTGTACTTGGATGGCAAGCTCAAGGCCAAATACCAAAGCATGGCGATGTGTGAAAAAAGTATTTAACGGCCTTCGCTACTAAATAGCGCTAGGCCACCAGCCACTAACTCGCCCTGTCTTTGATGGGGCTTTTTTATGCCTGAATACCGCCTAATTCAACTGGCGTTACATCCTAACAAAAGCTAATTGCAAGAGTTGGCGTAAAGTGCCAGAATATCTGCTTGTTTTTGGCAAACTAATTCGGGTGAATAAGATGCTAGTTAAGAGAGAAATTAAAAAGATCACATACCTATTCCCATTGGGCTTGAGAGCCATTAAGGGGGCCATGTGAGCATACTTGAAAACCTTTTTACTCAAGATGACTATGTGATATTGCATCATAACGGGAGATTCGTTTTATACAGTGTGAGCGCTGGCCGTCCTATCGTTACTGAGTCTTTTACTGAGAAGCCTTTACTAGCCTATCTGTTAGAGTTTCATGATTGTGAGGATGAGGGCGATGAAGACGAGGCCTTTGTTGTGAGTGTGACTATTGATGAGGCTAAAGAGAGGGGCGTTACTGGTAGCTATGACAGCCTTGAGCATTGCATAGAGGCCAATACGCTAGGAGAAGGCGGTATACCTATCTCTTACGTGCAGTTCCTTTTAACGTATTTCCAGAGAGGCATTAAGAATGTCCATCGTTGTGAGCAATGCAATGAGGCGGTACGTATAGCTGATAGTGTGAGTGAGTTCATTGGCAATGGCGGTGAGTTGTTAGTGTCGCATTATTGTAGTCACTGTTCGTCATTTAATGGCATGAGCGTGGGTGTTATCTAAGCTTATTTTTGCGCTTAAATTCATCCTAACAAAGTATAGTTACAATAATTAATTTGTGAGTGCCTGATTATGACGATAAAGAACAGACGTAGAGCCTCTTTGGATAATGATATTAGCCTGCTATCTGATGCGGTTAAGTTTACGTTCCTTAATGAGCTGCCCAATGGATCACTTGGTAGAGCTGATGTATTGAGTGGTATTAACGATATGTGGGTTTCTGCCCGCTTGGCTAGTCGCCTGCTTAATACCGATTACATGCTAGAGGTTCAGGCTAAGGGGGCGGCTAATGGCCTTTGATGAGCAATTTCTGAGGGAGAGGCAAGCTAAGCAAGCTGATTGGGGTAGAAGGGGCGTTAGAACAGGTTCGGGCCGTATGTTCACTTCTGAGGTTGATGCTCGCTTAGCTGCTGGTGGTTTTGGTGTTACTGCAAAGCCTGAGCAAAGAGGGCGTATTAAGAAGAGCGGCAAGAAGAAGGTTCGCCCTATTGGTTCCCCTCACGCTATGGCACTAGCCAAGCAGGCTGCTAACCCTGCGCTTAGGACTGGTGCAATCGTTAACGGTAAGAAGAAAGCTGCTAATCATGAGCATTGGGAGCAAGTCATGGTATTTGATTGGCTCTATAGAATAATGCCCGCTTATTACGATGACTTTGCCGCTATCCCAAACGGTGGCCTTCGAGATAATAAAACGGCTGGCGAGCTTTATGATGAGGGCGTTAAGTCAGGTTATCCAGATATAACGGGTGATGTGCCTTGTGGCATTTATCACGGCCTTTACATCGAGCTTAAGTATGGCAAGGGGAAACCCAGCGATAACCAGAAAGCAGCATTGAGCCGCAAAACGGCAAGGGGTTACTTTTGCGCTCTGTGTTACGGGCATGAAGAGGCAATCGCAGTGATAAAAGAATATTTAGCTTTGGCCGCTGGTGGCGTGATGGTCAATAACAAATGGGCCGAGCTTTGGAGTGTTGAAAGTGATCAATAATATTAGCGAGCTGGTGGCCCGTCTAAAAGATGAGGCTGAATCATTAGAAGGGCTAGGCGCTTCAGAGCTTGCCTGTGGTGTGCTGGCTGCAATTAGAGTTATCAATGATGAGCTAAGCCCATACGACCAGATCGGCGGCGAAGCCAGCGAGCAGGCCGAGCCGTTAGATACCGCCGAGCTTGATGCTGTAAAAGGTGAGCTTGAAGCAATGGCTACCGCTCATGGCTCGCTGTCAGTGAAGCACGAGCGGCTGATGAAGAGTGTCGGGGCCATTGAGGCTAATAGGCATTTGGCGGCAGATTACGGCGGCAGGCTGGCCCTAGGGTTTAACGGTTACAAAGTGCTTCAATCCGATGTGAATGCCGCTGAGCAAGGCATTAGCCACCTTCTAAGGTGTAAGGCCTGTCGTGGCGGCGGTAAGGTTAGGCCCATGTTCTATGTTTATGATTGCGATGTTTGCGGCGGCTCAGGTTGTAACATTAAAGCCAAGGGGGTGATAGTGGCCCAGCAAACGCTAATCCGCACTCAGAAAACAATGATAACTAAATTGCTGCATGAGATTTTCATGCGGGCATTATCCCAAAAAGAGAAAGAGGCCATATCTATTGAGGCCTTTTACGAAGACTCTAAAACGAATGTGAGGTGCGACTAATGACGAGAAGGCTTCTAGTAAGGCGAAGGCGGGCGAATGTGGCTAAGCGCCTAGGGCTATATAATGCGTTTAAATAGGGGTTATGGCCCTTATTTTTTTATCAAATAACTTTTGTTAGGATGGTTTTTGGCGGTAATATACATGCTCATATATTTCATGGGGGTGTAGTTTGATATTGACGGCAGCAATTTTTTCAGCAATAGGCTATGGGGATGCTCACTTAATTGTAGAGCGCCACTTTCCTGCCTCTACAGTCGCCCGCAATAAGCAGGCGATATCTAGCGCGGCGCTGGTGAAGTTTAACCCCGAATCTCTGGGGTTAGAAATTGTCGATGCCATAGACTACAGGGTAATAGTTGAAATGCTGTCAAAAGGTGTTTTACTGCGGCGTGGTAGTGATGGCTATGGCCTATGCACTTACTATGAGCTAGCAGAAATGCCAACTTACGACAGGCTAGTGTCAAATAGATGCACGTTTGAAGTAAACCACGTTCCCTCGGCAGCGAAGATCACAACAGTTAATAACATGGCTGCGGAGTTCGGTTTTAAGATTGTGTTTATCAAACCTATCAGGGCGTTTAGGCTTGAGAGTATTGCTGATAGTGAACTAAAGCTAAACGATCCCTACATACATGGAATAGTTAGAATTAGAGAATTTAACGTGGCCCAGTGGAAGCGGGCCATTGTTGACACCTTGCGACGTGAAGGTGTTGAGATAAAGCCGATAAAGTAGGCTTATAACTTTAATTTTGATGGAGGCTGCCTCATGGCCGAGCTAAGAGAAACAACGAGAAGACAACGGATCCTGAGGGCGCGGGACAAAGCCAGTGGCATTAAAGGGCTTAAGCTGCGATGCACCGAGAATGAAAGCAATATGATTGATACGGTACGGGCCGCGCTTTCAATGACCAGAGCAGAAGCCTGTATGGCGCTGTTTTTTGAGAAAGCCAAAATTCTTAATATCCCCGTGGTGTGCCAGAAACCTGAAGTTAGGGTTGTATGTAATACTCGCGACTCAGAAACCGCGCGGCTGTTAAACGAGCTGGTAGAGTTAACGGGCGCGGCCCCTGCTAATATCCTTGCTGACGCATTGAAGCAAATGAAAGCGTCGCTTTATTGAAAACTATCCTAACAAAGATTAGATATCATAGATGACTGAAGACATTGTAAGAACAAATAACCACTTACCTCTTTGCTCACAGCAAGATGCAGGTACGTTAAGTGCTCATTTTATTAATCAGTACCTAACCAATTGCCGCGCAGTAACTAAAGCCGAGGCGGTTGTGTGCCTTGATGTGCTCAAGGGTGTGGCAGATGGAGCGCTAAAGGATCTTAGCGTTGATGTAGGGGGTGAAGGTGCGCCAGCGTTAGAGCCAAAGGGTGGGCTTGTTGAGTAAAGGCTTGAAGGGTGGCGAGTGCGCGGGTAGGTGTTGTAATACCGTCGGCGCTCAGTCTTACAGTATTGATTTTTTCCCTCTGGTTTACTATTGCCAAGATTGTGCAAAGCACGAAAATGATTCGAAGCTTAGAAAGGCGGAAAGCCCTAGTTATTCAGTCAGGCCCAACGGGACAGATAGATAAGAAAAGGCCAGCTTAGATGCTGGCTTTTTTGTTTGTGCGTTAAGGCTGTTACTGGCCGAGTTTAGGAAGGGCAGCCTTTGGAACGGCTATTTCCTTGGGTGCCGCCACTGCTTGAGGTGCGGTTGTTGCTAGATCTTCTATGGGCAACCCCTGTGCCTCTGGCAGCTTTTCCCCTGACATTAGCGCGATAATATTTTCTCGCTTTGCCATGGGCGGTAGGTCGTGAAAGCTCGGGCTTAAATCAAGCATTTTAAGCAGGTCGGTAAACCCCGCTTCTTTCATCATGAAACCCACACTTAGGCAGTCGCCTATGAATGAGCTTTTCCCGAACGCCCCCGACTTGTAAGCCTCGGCCATTCTGGCCTCTGCTGTTTTGGTATTGCCTTTGGTCTTGTAGCGTATTTCAGCCATTCGTTAAGCCTCTTGGTTTTGCAGTAATAACCTAACACCTCTGACGATTGCCATTTCTGGCTGTTCAGGAATGTCTACAGTATGGAACCAAGCTTGCGCTTGTTCTTTGAGCCAGTTAGCGCCGCCACCGACAAAGACTATTCTAGTCAGCGTGTTTAGGTTTGAGTCGAGCAGCTTCATTATATCTTTGAGCACAAGATCGGATAGGTGCTGAGCAGCCTCAGTGACCAAGTGAGAAACGTCTATGCGGGCTTTCACGGCATTTTCTTGGGTGCTTGTTGAGCCAACGTAGCCTAGATCAATGATTATCCTTAAATCGGATGCTGAGAGCGCCTTGACTGCATGTAACCCTAGCGCTTCTGTGTTGCGGTGTAAAAGGGTTTGAAAGTGGTCGATCATGTTGTGGACGCCGTTCTCACTTGTCGCGTAGTCGATAACCTCAAAGTTGCGGCCCATTAGCGCTAAGTCATTAGAGAACTGGCCCAAGTCTACAATCAGCGTTTTGATATCGTTGGCGTATTCTTCTTTAATAGAGCCGTCGCTATTGAGTGCCACGTAAACGTAAGCGGGGATAGCTTCAGGGAAAACAAGAATATTCTTTATCTTAGCTGCGGTCTTTGCTCCGTTGATGTTAGTCACGGGTGAAAGTATGGACGCCTTTTTCTTGTTAACGAGATCTGTATTGATGGGGGCCACAGCGTCGCCCTTGTTGTAATACTGGGTAGTTGGGATTGTGCAGCCTATGATGCACTCTACGCCCCCAAGGCCTGCGGTGGATAGTGTGTCATGGACTAATACCCTGTTAGCTTCTGATATCTGGTATTCACGGTAGCATGTGGCTTCTGGGTCGCTTGACGCATTACGAACCGTATAACGCTCACCACTTTCACACGCCCATGCTGAGTCGCTTATTCCCGCGACGCCCATTTTTACGCCTTTCTCAATTATGGACGGTTGATGGCCTTCAATAAGCGCCCCGTCTTTGTCGGTAAAAGAGTAGGCGATATTGCCCGAGCCGTCGTCTATAGCCACTAAAGGTATAAATATTGTGTTTGTCATAAGTAAATCCCCGATTAATTGATTGCCAAAAAGCAGCGACAATATAGCAGAAAACACCCTAACAAAAATACATATATACGCGAGTTAGTGGCGGGTTTGTTCCACTGTGCCGTGTGGACTATCCAAAATAAGGTTATAAGTGCGCGTGAATACGGAAGAGTACCGCATGTTTTATGCGGCTTATTGCCGTGTTTTGCCGTCCAAGCTTTGACGCTCTAAGTCGCCACTTGGCCGCTTGGAGTGGATCACGAGCACAAGTCACTGATGGCAGTAAGCTTGCAATCATGTAGGATATAAGCAACTTGTTAGGATATGCGTACAAAGGCGAAGCGTAAAGAATGTCTAGCAGTCCCAAAAATACGGCTTCTGTCGATTGGTGCGCTCATCGAATTGACTACATGGAGAATCACGCTCCAAGTGGTATAAGCGCTAGAAAATACCTAGATAATCAAGACCTTAATGTTAACTCAGGACGGCGGCATTTTGCCGCCATGGCAAAGCTTGAGCAAGAGGGGCTTAGCTATGAAGAGATAAGTAAACAGCTCTTCAGCAAGGCCTCAGGGGCGTCTGAGAGTGGATCAAAAACAAAGGTTAAAAGTGGATCAAAAAGTGGATCACAAAAGAAAGCTGATCCACTTCCTAATAAAGTACGATCCACTTCCAATCCAGCAAAAGCCTTAAAAAACAAGGACTCTACAGGGGGGGAAGCAGAGAAGGCTTCGCCCCCCGAGAATAAACGATCCAAAACAAGGACACGGTTAACAACTCCGTTACAACTGGAATTTATAGACCGTTCCAGTGATTCGCAGATAGGCAACGGCGGGCGGTTTGACTCGGGTAATACGGCAGGCGTTAGAACAGCCGCTTACTTGAATTTGGTACACGCTCAATCTGACATTGTTGAAACCGTCCTTAGGGCCCGTCTCGGTGATGTGTCGGGTTTAGTGAAGCTAGCAGAAATTAGGTATATCCAAATGGAGCGCCTGCTAGTTGATCGGCTTGTTGATATCAAGGTGCAGGCTAAAAAGGGTCTGCTTCCCAAAGACCATGAAGGCAATGAGAGAAGTGAAGCCGACTTAACGCGAGAAGCTATCTGGGGTTCCTCTGGTGTGATGACGGGCTTACTTGGCACATTGACCATGGCACACACTCAGGCCAGCAAAGCGCTTGTTGATAATGAAATCAAGACGTATCGCTTTGATAGAGATAACTCAGATAGAGCGTTCATGATTGAAATTGCCGAGCGCCGCGCAAATGAAGAGATCACAGCCCTTACCGCCGCTACCTTGATTGAGGCCAGAGGCTTATCACCTTCCCCAATCATTACTGCTGAAGCACTGAAAGAAATCGAATTGATGAAGCCTAAGGTCGATACGTCGGGCATTAGTGATGCCGAGCTTGACGCCTTGGTCGAAGGGTTCATGCAAGAAAAGACTGAAGAAGTCCAAAGCATGGCCGCACGTTCCGCAATTCTTGAAAGGCTCATATTACAAAGCAATGCTGAGTTAGAAAGCGACGGCTTAGAGGAAAACGAGTTCGCGGAATCAGCTTACACGGGCCTAGAAGACGATGATGTGAGTTTTGAGGGCATAGAGGGTGAGCTGCTTGATGATGACGACGAGGATTTTGAATGGGCTGATGATCCCCATAAAGGTAGTGCTTAGCTGTGGCGGTAATTAAATCAATAAGAACAGATCCGCGCTGGGTGGAGCTGGTTAAGCGGTATCGCCATAACTGGACGTTGGCCCCTGTTGAGCTTTTTGGCTTTAAGCCGAAGGTGCAACAGCTAGAGCTTTTAAGTGCAACTCAAAAAGTAGGGTGCCGTGTAAGCGTGTCGTCGGGCCACGGTACGGGTAAATCTTCTCAGATCGCGATTGTCGTTATCATCTACATGCTAGTTTACCCTGAGGCCCGTGTGATTCTGGTAGCTAACAAGCTAGATCAGGTCAAAATTGCGGTAATGAAAAACATCAAGATTTACTGGCTTGAGCTAATAAAGTTTCACCCGTGGATAGAGGGCTATTTTGTCTTAACTGGGCAGACTTTTTATGAGCGGGCCAGTAAGGGTATATGGGAGCTTTCCCCTAAAGCGTGTAAAGTTGGCAACGAAGAGGCATTAGCGGGTGAACATGCTAAACACATGCTATGGATTGTTGATGAGGCCTCAGGTCTCAGCGATAAGGCCTTTGGTGTTATCACTGGCTCATTAACAGAAGATGACAATAGGTTGGTGTTGCTGTCACAGCCAACACGCGATAGCGGCTTCTTTTGGCAGACTCACAACGATCCGTCAATCATGAAAGACTGGGTTAGCCTTGTATTTAACGCTGAAGATTCCCCGCTCGTTACCATGAAGTTTCTCATGGAGAAATTCAGGCAGTACGGTAATGATAGGGACTCGCCCGAGTACATGATAAAAGTGCGTGGCCTGTTCCCCAAAGATTATAAAGGCTACTTGCTTACTGCTGAAGATATGCTTAAGGCCACTAGGGCTAGACCTAAGCTGTTGAAATCGTCTTGTGGCTGGGTTATTACCTGTGACGTTGGTAACGGTCGTGATAGCTCTGTGGTTAACATTAACCGTGTCTCAGGCGATGGTGACGAGCGACGTTCTATAAACCATGAAGTGATAGAGTTTACGGGTAGCATGGATCCTGTTGATTTTGGTCGTGAGATTATCAGTATCGTTCGCTCGGGGCTTTACCCTAATGTGTCCATTGGTATTGATGCTGACGGCGCGGGAGGCTCAACGTGTAAGATTGTCGAAGAGGCGGGGATTGCCGTTACTCGTATTCACTGGGGCGATCCTTGTTTCTCTAAAGAAGAAAAACGACGGTTTTATAATAAGCGAGCGATGGCGACCGTTTACGCTAAGGACGCGATACGATCAGGCCGTATGCGTATCGACAAACACATTAAAACACGCCTGCAAGGGTCTAGGATCCCGTATAAAATTGATGATATGGGCCGTTATCTTATTGAGCAAAAGAAAGTCATGCGCGAGAAGATGAACTTGCCATCGCCAGATAGGTTCGATACCTATTGTTTTGTGTTCTTGATGGATGTGACGCCAGCAAACGCAGAAGTTGAAGAATACACGATGGAAGATAGAGAGGCTGCTGGTGGGTGGACTAAAGAAGTTACCCGCGCCTAGAGCCTCTGGCGTCCTTTCCGCCCTATTTTTTTGCAGTGGTGAGGTCGTCGGCTTCCTTTGCCGCCTGATTGCGCTCTGCCACGGCTGATAGTTTGGCGTTTTCTAAGTCTGATATTCTAAATAGGCGGCACCTTCTAACAAGTGAGTACCTTACCGCCTTCACTCCGAGGTTTTTAACCTTGTCGCCACGGTTGCGGCCCTTGGTGGATTGAGGCTGATTAATCTTACATGAGTTATTAGGGTCAAAGATAAAGATACCAGCGAATGGGACTCTTATCTTTTCAAACTCTACGTCTTTATCTGAACGAATGAGCAACAAGATCTCAGTGTAGCCCTCAGAGCGTAAGCGATAAGTCTCTTCTGTTTCAGCCTTAAAGAAGGATATTTCCCTGTCTAACCTAGCTATTGCTGTGCTTGTCTCTTTACCGCTACTAATTTTTTCAGCCGTCCGTGCCTTCCTCAGTCGCCTGAGAATGTCGTCCCTATTTATTTTACGGGTGCTGGTGGCCTCATTAACGATAATGTTAGCTTCACTGAGTCCGTAGAGCACTTTAGGCTCAGGCGAGAAGATGACAGATGAGCGGTTAAATCGGTGTGGCGATTCATCGCATAGCTGGTCAGCTAAGACTTGCCACTTTGCGATAAGCTTGTTTATTTCTGTTAACTCTTTTGCTGCTGTTATTCTAACCACTGGGCGCACACGTTCCCCGTCTCGCTTTTCGCTAAATACGGCGTTAGATAAGGCGTTATCAATGAGTTGCTTCCGCAGTTCCAAGAACTTTGAGTATGCTGTGAATTGTTCCATCAAGCCCCCTGTTTGCCACTGTCGTTTATGTTACATCCTAACGAAATGTTGCAACTGTAACAAGGGGTGATGGTTGCGCTAGGCGTGAGCGCTCACGAAAAAAAACATGGGCGTCGTTAACTCGTTGTTTAAGTGAGCTTTTTCATTATTACGTCACAGATAATGAACGCAATAAAAAAAGAAGTCAGTCCTATGGTGAAATGCAACCCGCTCGCAGTCTGCGCTATAACCTCACTCGCTATCGCGGTGATAAAAAAACAGGCTGAGAACAAGGCTAGTTCGATTAATCGTATGTTTAGCACGGCTATTATAAATAGCAATAATCCCACAATGATCATGGCGAATGTTTCACGCACTATAGGGGGCATTGCCACAGCTATAATATTTGAGGTTGCCAGTCCAATGAGGGAGCCTGCAATCATAGAACAAATAACATTGATTGCTGTAGGCTTGGCTTTAATCATAGATAGGTTATCTCGTACTCTATTGCTGTTAGATAATCCGTCAAATGTCGTGAGAACTGCTGTATCTGACAAATAGCTTCTTTTGTGGTCAGGTGCTCTGCTAGCCCCTGTGTAAAGCACTGTAATATTAAATTAAATGTATTAGACGGAGGTTCGTTCATATCCATAGCATTTTTAAACAATGTATCAATGTCGCAATCCGACGCCTGAGCGTAGCTAGTTGTGTTCGGGTCGTGCATCGTAATAGTCCCTATTCCCTGATTTAGTTAAGTATTTTCGCGCACTATGCGCCCTCTAACATTCTCGGCCCCGCTGTAATTATTTTGACTGATGACACATGCTAACACCATAAATTAGAAATAGAAGGGGTGGGTAGCCAGAATTTTACCCGCTGACACTGGCCGTTTATGTCGATGTAACAAAAGTTTCATTATATTTCTTATATATAGAATTTGTTAGGATAAATATTTATTGCCCACTTTACATATCGGGGTTAACTTAGTCGTCAACGCAGGTTCGCGTTTGGCAGATGTGAGGTTTCTCGGGTGAAATCATTAGACGATTTAACGGAATTAGCGAAATTCTCCGACCATAACTAAGGAGCCTAAGCGAGTTAGTTTGGTGGGAGATGGATAGCGTACATAGCGAAGCTATGTTGGCTTGTCTTGATTCTGTAT